ATGGCGTCTGATCGAAGAGCGGTTTCCTTTAACATGAACGATCCGGTAGAAAAAGAAATGTTCGAGTTGTCGAAAAAGCTGAATTTTAGCGGCTGGGTGAAAGAGCGTTTGAAGCCGCTGGCGCTCGCCCGGATCGCAGAGCGCCAAGCAGCGAGTGAGCCGAAACGCATGGGCGTTCCGGTGCCAGTCAGAAGGGCGGTGCGGGCGGATGAGCGCGCGGAAGCGTAATTATTACCGCGAAGATCGGCGGCCGCCGCGTTTTTATGATGAGCCTGATGATTTTGATGAGGACGACACTCCGGCGGACGTGGAAAACCTGGTCAAGAAAACGTCCTGGTGCCTTCTGGCCGTTCTGAGCTTTGGAGTCCTTTTGTCCATCGCTCATTCGCTTTACGTACCAGCAAATCAGGTTTCTTCGGAAGGGGGATATCGGGTCGTTTCGGTAAGTCGCGGACGGGTGCAGGCAGAGGAAGTAGGGACAGGGAAGCGCGTAAGCTTTGATGATGAGAAGCTCGTCAGAGCAGCACTGGATGGATCGATCAAGCGCGGTGATGTTATCTACAGATAGTGCGCTGCGCTGTGCAGCCCCTTCTCCGCTTCTCGGGACAGGGACTCTCTGTGTGCACTGTGCTGAATGATGTTTTGGTATCGAGATGATTTTCTGACGGTTTTGAATTGAACCGGGAAGGGAGTGGAGAGGAATGGACATTGGAGAGACGCACGAGGAGTTGCCGAGAGTGACGTCAACACATTCGCGCGTGATGTACGGAAATTTGATCCAGGTTGCAGACAATCTTGACTTCCGGAATCCGATATTCAACGGGAGAGCAAAACGGAATCGGTCGCTCGGGAGTGCTCAGGCGTTTGTGGTTGAGCTGGCACTAGCAGACCAGACGTTTCGAGAGAAGTTGAAACGGTACATGATCGGCGGCGGGGCCAGATTCGTTTACATGTCAGATTATATGGATAGGTACTGACATAATCAAAAACCCGTCTCCTCAAAACGGGGACGGGTCAGCTATTTCTTGAATGCACTCCGGCACATCGTTTTTTGGACTACCTACTATAGAAGGAACCGGGTATGCTCGCATCTGAGCAGGGTCGTATGGAACAAGCAGCGACTGTAAGAGATCAGCGTCGTAGTGCTCTCGATTCAGCCACAGAGCCTCGTCCTGCTGGCGAAGTATCACTGGCATGCGGTCGTGGATGTCCCGGACTACCTCGTTCGGCTTGGTGGTAATGATAGTGCAGCTATGTAGCTTCTTGCCTGCTGGATTGGTCCATGTATCATACAGGCCCGCAAACGCAAACGGTTCTTCCGTCTTCATCATGATCCGCATCGGTTGCTTGCCACCTGCTCGCTGCTGCCATTCGTAAAATCCATCGGCTGGAACAATGCACCGCTTCCGCTCATACAGCCGCCGGAAGGCGGGCTTCTCCGTCAGCGTCTCGGCGCGGGCGTTGATCATCTTGTATCCGACCTTCTCGTCAGTCGCCCAGGATGGCACCAGACCCCACTTCAACTGTCCGACCCGGCGCTTGCCTTTGTCTTCAATAATGGCCGGGATCAACTGGCCTGGCGCCACGTTGTAACGTGACCGCCACTCAAAAGGCACATCCTCCAGTTCGAATCGCCGAAGCAGCGTCGCCACATCGAAAACGATGGTAAATCGCCCGCACATAAAATCACCTCAGCAACAGTATTGCCGAGGTCATACGAAGAAAACCATGTCATGACCGAACTGACACGATCGAATCCATCGATATCCACTGCCAGTCCTCGTCGTTTGCCAGCTTGATTCTCCTGCCATGCTGATCAATCCACTTCACGGTGCCGCGTCATTTTCACTTATAGTGACCCCCTATTTTGCGCGCGCGTTCTTTCGCCTGACCAGCCTCTGTGACAGAGGCTGCCCGCAAAATAGCATCGGGGCCAAACCGCGTACGAATCTCGTCGATCGTACGGGCAAGCGAACGACGCTTTTGGTTGTCTGTGAACATATTCAACTGCAAGGCATGATCGGAAACCAGTTGCTCCAGGTTGACTCCGATACTGCGGACAGGCGTCTGCTGCCAGTGGCGATCAAATAACAGGCACACCGCCTCATAAAGCTCCCTGGCGTCATTCGTCGCTTCTGCCAGCTTCATTTGTCGACTAAAACCTTCTCTTGCGGACAAATTCGCCCCGCGACAGCCAACCGACACAACGGACCCCATCAGTTCCTTTTTGCGGGCCCGCCTGCATACTTCTTCGCACAGCTCCAGCAGCACGACCTTGATGTCTTTAGCTGTATGATAATCGCGCGGCAGCGTCATATGATGGCCGATGCCTTTTTGCGTGACGTACGTATCTAGGGCGACAGGTGAGTCATCGATACCATGCGCCGTACGCCACAGCACTTCGCCGTTTACTCCCCAGTGGCGGGTAAGCACGCCTGGCGAGAGCTTCGCGAGCTGACCGATCTGGTAAATGCCCAGCCGGTGAAAATGCCGCTTCATCCGCGAGCCTACTCCAAACATTTTCTCTACTGGAAGCTTCCAGAGCGTCTCTTCCAGCTCCTCGCGTTTCAGCCAGAAGATGCCGTCCTTCCTCTTTTTGGCAAAGTTGTCGCAGGCCATTTTCGCCAGTACCTTGTTCTCCCCTATTCCTACCCGGCAGCGTATGCCCGTATCCGTCCAGACTCGTTTTTGAATCTGCGCTGCCATTTGCAACCGGTCGCCGAACAAGTGAAGGCTGCCCGTCACATCGAGAAACTGTTCATCAATCGAATATGGCTCCACCTTGTCGGTAAACGATTCGAATATCGCGGTAATGTTCATGGAAATTTGGAGGTACATCTCCATGCGCGGACGCACCACCACGAGCTTGCGACACTTCTGCTGCGCCTGCCACAGTGCTTCTGCCGTAACCACACCGTATGACTTCGCAATCGGGCAGGCTGCCAGCACCACTCCGCTTCGCCGCTGCGGGTCTCCGGCGACCACAATCGGCTGATTGCGCAAGGCCGGATTGGCTCCTTTTTCAATACTGGCGTAAAAGCTCTCCATGTCGATCAGGAAAATGATCCGCTTGTTGTCAGACCGCACGGCGGATCACCACTGGCTGTACCGCAAGGATGTTGTCAATCACAAAGACACGCGGCGCTCGCCGTGCAAGACAGTACGCTTTCAGTCGGTCGCCTGCGATTTCAAGCGGCCGCAAGGTTCGCTGCGTTGTATGACCATCGCTTCCGAGGTAAATGATCTGAATATGGTATTGCTGCTCTATGGCTCTTTGCAGTTGCTTTCTCATGCTGTTCGCCTCCAAACAAGAACATTTGTTTGTATTATATGCGAACGACTTGCGAACATGCAAATAATAAGCTCCACTTTTAGCGGAGCAATACCTTGCCTATTTTAGGTATCCACCAGGGAAACAATCTCATATTTTCTTTATAGCGAAATCGTGTAATATAAATTGGTGAAGAGGAGGAAAAAGAGGGAATTAATAGCGAATGATTTAAGGGGTCCTAAATAAACGCGATTAGGAGTGAAATCGATGAAAGATGTAATATATTTGGATACTTCGTTTCTCCATTCCTTTATGGCACAAATAAACAGTGGATTGCCAGCACTTACCAACACCGAATTTCAAGAATCTCAAACCAGTACTTCAGCTCAAACCGTTACCGCTGATTCAACAAATGAGATGTTAGGAGAAGTGTCACTTGGTGAAATCGACATTGTAGTATTTAAAAGTCCTTCAGCAAAAGGACAATACAAGTACATAAATAAAAAAGGGAACTCTTCTAGTATTTCTCTTGCTCAGCTGGAAGCAGGGAAAGAAATAATTTCTAAGCAGTTGCATGATAATGCTTTAACGGAATTCGAAAAATATCTTCTTGAAAAAGAAGCCCTAGTTCAAATAACCATTGACAACAATGCCGAAATTGGCGAATACATAAAACTAACTGGATCATTTAGCGTTGTTGATTTAGGCTATTTTAAAAGCGTACTAAATAAAAGCACCTTTGAAAAGTTTATGCGGAACACTGTGGAACAAGAGATGGCTGCAGCCCTTCATGAGCTTGAAAGAGAAAACTTGAATAATGCACAAAAAAATTCGAAAAGGAAGCAAATAAAGGATCTTTATGAAAGTCAAAAAAAGGCCAGCAGTCATTTCCATGAGCTTTTTGAGACACTCTTTGAGTTTATGGAATCGGTTCTCCCCACTAATTCTTATATTAAGATAGGGAAGTACGTTGCACCTCTCAAGTCCGAATTTTTGCGAGAGTCTGCCAAAGAAATGAGTTTTAAATATGGGGTCAACAGTCACCTACAAGTTACATTGATCGGGAAAATAACAAGAGAATATGATAGTCTGTTAGCTCAAAATTCACCTAGCAATGATTCGTCACTAATTTCCGCTTTGCAAGGGTTGTCTTCAAGTGTCGAAACTATGTTGTCTTCTATGGATTTGTTAAATGAAGGAGACTATATTGTTTCTCCTATTGCTATTTTTTTCGAATAAGTCTAGTTGATTCCGACCACTTTTTCATATCTCGATTAAAGGATTCGATTTCCGCTTGCATTTTCTTGTGTTGCTGCTCAAACTCTTTAGATTCACGAGATGCATGATCAATTCCCTTCGAAATGAATTCCCGAATTTTTTTCGAGAACATTTTTTCACCACCTCTTGGCTTATTATATGCACGAATTTGGTTCTTTCGCAAGAAAGAGTGCTCACTTCAACGTGTTTTTTAAAAGATCAATTTTAATATTTTTTCTATATCTTGCCACGCTTCAGTACCGTTGCGCATTTTATATGCTATTACTAAAGCCAGAGGTTATAACCCCTGGCTTTAGTAATTTGACTACTGCTCTCGTTTCATTCCCACAGTTCGTGTAGTTCCATCCCACTCAACCTGCAAGTTGAGAGCCACAGCCAATTCACGAGCCGGAGCAAAGGACACTCCGTTTTCAAATGTCTCGGTCATATCATGGCCGTTGACCGTCACTTGCTTTGTCGCGGCGCACCACTCGACCTTGCCGCTAACTGCTTCGGCTACAGCTCTGATCGGCAGCATGGATACGCCGTCTTTGAGGTAGCCAGCGGCCGCCAGGCGCGTGCCGTTGATCTCCACGGTCACCTTGTCCACAGGCTTTTGTGCAGGTTGTGGATTTTGTGGCACGAGTGCCTGCTGCACATCAGCCTTGAACTTCGCCCATGCCTGCCCCGCTGCCAGACCAGTATACTTGTGTGCGTAGTCATCCGAAACGAAATACGCCGGGCAGTTTTTACCTGTGATGTCAAAGTGGCGCCACAAGCGATCCACACTCCAGCCGTACCGCTTCAAGATATCCGCGGCCAACTCCACCGTTCGCTTATACATGGTCCAGAAATCTCCGTCTGCATTCACGCACATTTCGATGCCAATCGTGCAGTTGTTGGGGTAGGAACTGAGTTGTTTTAAAGCTTCCGGCTTGTACGATTTCGCCCCCACGTGATAGCCCATTTCCGTCTCGGGCAAACACCTGATGATCTGCCTGTCGTCCACGATGTAGTGAGCGCTGGCTTCTGTCGTCGGCTTGTTGAAGTAGTTGCGATTGGCTACGGCGTTCGCGCCCTTACCCTCGTTGGCTGTCCAGTGTATGACAAGGCCTCGGGGTACGATTTTAAGCCCGGGGCGTGCGGTTTTGTTGGTCAAAAGCATGTCTGTGATCTGCACTATCGTTCACCCTCTTGCTTCTGATTCGCATCAAACTGGCTATATACACCTGCTCCGATTAACAAGTAGGACAACAGATCGATAAACAACTGATATTGCATCAGCGTAGGCGCCAGCCCGTACTTCGAGAGAACTTGGTAAAGCAAACTAGCTGCAGCCGCGATAAAAACTGGATTTTTTACCCTTTCAAGCATGTCGATCCCTCCATTTGTAGTAAAAGAAATGAACAAAAAAGACGATGCTAAACAGCACCGTCACCTCTATCAAGTCATTTAGCCTTCTGGTTGCTACGCCTTGCAGATACGCTACGGCCTTTTTGTGTTCCTCGATATGCGTAACTCCAGACTGAATAAGGTTATACAGGATATCCCTCTGTTCGAGGTACAGCAGATGTTTAGTAAGCCAGTCAAGAGTCAACAGCGAAACGATGAGGAGAAAACAAACTAAAGGCAGCCACTTTAACCACTTTGACATCTTAGCTCCTCCTAACCATTTCGCTTTTGATCTCTCTGACTTCTTCTATGATAAGATCGTACTTTTCACTAAACTTGTTCAGGGTGTCTAAGAGCTGGTTTTCCCTCTCTTTGCTGGACTTCATCACGTACACCAAGAGCCAGATAAACAGGACAGCAAATGGCCCTTGGGTCAAAAAGTAGCTCCAGATTTCTCCCTCCATAACAATTCCCTCTTTTCTGCGTGTTTAGCCAGTGGTAAAATCTAACTGCCATCCGTTTTTCTGTGTGGGCGGGTGGTACGGAGGGGAAGTGCGCTATCACTCCCCTTCGTTCACTCACACAGATTTTTATTGTTGATCTTTGTAAGCCATGGTATCGTCGAACTCTTCCTGCGAAATGTAGCCCTTGTTCAACGCGTTTTCGATTTGATCGTCACGAAAAGTTGCTGCGGCATACTGTTTTACTGGATCGACATATGGCTCCGGAATCTGCGCGAACGTCCGGTTGCCAAAAAGGTAAATGTCCATTGCGTAAGATGATACTCTCCAAGGATAGATAGGCACTATCATTCACTCCTTTATTCTTGGTCAGGAAATTGTCCGAAGTAGTAGTCGAAAAAGGCCGACACATTGGCGTTGAGTTGTGACAGTATCAGATGAGCGTCTCCGATAGGCATTTTTGACAGTTCTTTTTCCCTCTGAATCTCCGAAAGCGGTTTCTTGTTTTTAAACTCCATCAGTCAAAAGCACCCCCAAACCCATTTAATAGCACGGTTTCTGTTGCTGACCCTTTCAAAATTTGGATGCGGATATTAATACCCCACTGCCCAGATGTAGACGTTGTGTTTGTAAAAATATGCCCGCGCCCGGCTTGTGCTTGCGCTGTGATGTCTTCCCACGTTGGTGTATCATCGTATGCATTGTTACAAGCTTCAACCAGCAATGTAGCTCCAGAAGGGATCACAGCATCCAACGTTACGAGAATCCTGTTCGCCCTTTGGTCTGTAGTGAAAAAATTTCTAACGTCGGTGTTGGCGTAGTTCAATGTGAAGTTGATCCGGTCATCCGTGCGGGTAAAGGTGAAAATACGGTCAGAGTAGGCTCCTTGGTTGTCAAGCGCGCGCACCTTTAACTGATGCTGGGTCAAAGACGTTTGCAACCACAAGTCGGGTGGAATAGTGACGGTGTAAGACTGTCCGTCTACCCCGGGGAACGAGTCGATAAGTTGGTCATCCATGTAATATTGGATGGTAAACGGATTACTCTCGGGATCAGTGACGGTAAAGCTCTGAGAAGGTGGAGTGTTGATCGTCCCCAAATCCTCATCCTGTCCAGATATGACAGGTGGCCGATTCCACACAACTCTAAAGCTCCTTGATGCCTCCAGAGACTTCCCGCCTTTATCATCCTGCGCCCATACATACAGCGTGTGGCCTGTGTTCTCCGCCAAGTCGTACCCAACTACGTCTGTTGTTCCGTCCCACAACCTCTTGTTCTGATACGTCAAACTTTTGGTAAAAGAAATAGGCGTCGATCCGTCTGAGACACCGGAATTGATCGCCCTTGCTGTGCCGTTATTGATCTTGTACCAGATGCTGACAACATCGCCTGCATCTTGGTCAGTTGCATCGCCGGATATTGGGTAGGTGTTACCTTCCGTTAATGTCTGATTATCGGCAGGTGATGTTAATGTGAGACTTGGTAGTGAATTGTTAGGTTGTAAAAAAATAGCCAAGATACTGCTGCCCTGATCTTGTGTGCCGGTATTTGTAATGCCTGCTGCAAATTCTGAAAGACGTGGAAACTTATAACCATCAAGTGGTTGTACTGACGATGTTGCTCCAGCAAAGCCAGCAGGATTATGGCGTAACATGGCAGCAGCATAAGTCTTTTTCTCTATCTTAAACCCAGCTAGGCTACTCAAGTCGTAACTACCGTTTTGTGCGATCGTAGCGCTACCTAAAACCTTTGCATTTTTTATGACCATAATCCGACCATGTACAGCATATTGATTCCCATCATTGTCCGAAAATTGGTATTGGGTGAAGGATGGGTCATCATCCTCCGTTATTGGACGGTAAAGCATCCAGTAGTTTACCCCGTTATTTGCACTGATAAATCCAGGGGCATATACTCCGTACATACTGGTTCCCAAACTCCCCGAAACAGCCATGATGACTACATCACCGCTTTTGAGGCCAGTTGGTTTAGGGAAGATCAGAGATCTTGTACCAGTACCCTCTGGAAAATAAGTATGCTCTATTGTTACACTACCACTTTCAGAGACAGCTGCCTCTACCTTCTGTAAATAGCCGTTATTGGCAGTTTCTTTCTTCATGGTCATACCTCCAAACGTGAGTAAGCAGCATTGTAGTAGCCATTGGTCAAAACGATTGCATCGAGAGTGACAAAGTTCTCATTGAAAATATTGTGGATGAAGCTATCAGGGAAAGTTGCTTTGATGGTATCGATCTGGTTCTGCAAGTTGTTTATGGCTGAGATAAACTCCGACCTTGGAATGTGAATGTTCGTGTTGTTTACATGTGCCATGAAGTCCGAGACAGTGACATATGCCGTCGGAAGGATGTTTGCCGTGACTTGAGTAGCACTACCAACCACGACATTGATCTGGAACTCACGAGAATAGGGGCCTGCCTCGATAGGCGGGATATAATCACCACTCCCGCCTGCATTTGCGTATGCATACAAAATTTCTCCGTAGTCTGGATCATTAGCAAATATCCCAAGTTCACAAGAATAAGTTGTCACATGGATATCAGCGTTCTGGAAAACACCCTTGATTTGTGCGGTATTTCCAGTAATAGAAAAAGAACTGATAGGGAAGTAACCAATCGGCTGCGCCAAGTCCGTTAAGTTGCTCGGATCGCCAGAGACTTGCCCAGAGCCAATCCCCATCTTTGTATAAACGAGAGGTTTACCAGTCTGTGACTTGGCGTACAGAACCTTTCCTAGTTCTGTAATCACCATCGTGCTATACTGCGCCAATGTTCATCCCTCCTTTATGGGTTTGGAAATGTGACTTGTACGGTATCTCTCGCAGTGACAAGCATTCCGAGATAGTCTTGCCTGGTCAGCTCAGAGTCCCATGCTACGTCTAGGCGTACCCCAGACGGTTTCGGTATGATATAGCCAAGTGTCACTAGATACACGCTCTGCAACCCCAGGCTCCCTTGGATGGTCGCTTTCATACTCATATCTTGGTTGTCAGTGATAATCAGTGTTGCATCCGGAAAAAGCTGTTTCCATATCTCGTAAACTCGGGGAACCGTGCCGTCCCACTGGTTCATTGCGATCTTTGCTTTTAAGGCTATACGATAGTTTTGGTCATCCAGCATCGGAGAGGTGCCATCAGGCAATTGAAAAGGCAGGTATCGCGACCTGCCAATGATTTGACCATCAATATCGAGTTGCGCACCCACCGCATTATCAATGTCGAATGCCGATGGAATACTGTTCGCAACATTGACGGCATCGTCCACTTTGCTCAACAGAGCAGATGCCCAACTGATATACTTTGGTCTGTTGCGGTGTTGGGAGGTAATCAAGTCCAAATATTGATCTATGGCCACAAACTCACCTCCTACACAAAGTTGACCGTGACGTTGCTAGAATCCCCTCTTGCTGCTTCATTAAAGGACAAAGGGATGTCTGCTGTACCTTGTGTTTCTCCTGACTTAGCAGCGGTTAACCCGGTAATGGAAAAGTACGGACTGGTCGGAATCCTGTTCGCTTGTAAAGCCGCGCCCCACAGACTAGAGATCGCCAAGTCACTCCCAATAAACAGGCTGTTGATATACTCCGCGATATAGTCTTGGATGTCGCTCGTTATCTGCTCTGTATACCCAGATAGTTTTTTCACGTTCACTACAACTTCAATGTCGATATAAGTGGGTCGATAAAAGCGGATCGGAATAACCTGCCCGAACTCATCTGTCACTTCTATCTCAGTCGTTCCGTTGGTATAGCATCCTGGCGTTTTCCTCAAAAAGATAGCCTGAGCGATATCCTGATCTGCGCCACCCTCGGCAACCACAGTGACAGAATGTTCGGGAAGCCCCATTGAGTCAGTCTGGCCTGTGTCGTTTTCGTAGACTTCGTAACGTGTAACTCCGCTGACATTCGCCACTGCACCTTTGATACCGTCTAATACGCTTCTGCTCGGGTTTGCCGTACTAACAGCTTGCTTTGTCCTCAACTGAGCATCGCTTTCCACATCAGTTCCTAGTGTCGCTGCTCCCGGGTTTGTGACGCTGTTCCAGCCCAGTGTAGGCGTCTCAATGTTAGTGATCGTGTTTGGCGCCGCTTGAACTGGCCCCAGAGTCTGACAAGTGGCGATAGTTGAGACAGTACCACTTGATCCGATGGTTACAGGAGACAAAACGTCCCACTTGTACCCGTTTGAGTCTGAAACTATCCCTTTTGTTATGACAGTGCCAGGAGTACCACTCAACACCACCGTAGCCGTTGACGCCGTTTGCGGCCTACGTTTAATGCCGTTTATGCCAACTACAACGTCCAGCCCTGTACCGACTGCCGTAGATGGGCCACGGCTGTTGTATGCAGCTTGACAAGCGAGGAAAGAGTCGTAAACCATATTGGCGAAGACTGAAATTAGTTGGTAATCTTGGCTGTCGTTATCAAGGTAAAGGTCTTGCCCAAAAATCTGCTTGGCTTGACTGACCAGTTCGTCCCTGATGTCTTGATAAGTGGGCATGTGGTATCCAGTCTCGTCGATGTATGGAGCGAAATAAGCCATTATATCACCTTCTTAGAAAGCATAGGTTACTGGTACGGTTGCGCCAAATGTCGTCTCGACTTTACACTGGAACGAGTAAGTCCGGCTTTGGTATCTACTTTCGAAGTCCAGAATCCGACTTACGTTTGGTGTTACAAGGATTCTTTCCTGAACAAGCAAGTCGACGGCCTGCAGGTTACTCGTGTTTGTGTTGCCAAGTATATTCTGAAAAAGCGGAAGCCCATCTTCTTTTTGCTCCCACCACTCCTCTTTGAGCAGAAGCAGTTTGGTTTTGATCGCTTGCCCGACAGCAGCAGCGTCGACAAGGAGTGGCTTGCCCATCGTGTAGTCACCATTGTCCATCGGTCTATATATCACTCGTCCACCCGACCTCCTCCGTTTATCCAGTTGTCATATGCTTCTTGTGTCGTGATGTTGTTCCCGTTTATGCGGATTCTTGGTGCTGTAATGTCGATGGCGCTGTCTGTGATACGAATAAACTTAGTCCTAGTGTCATCACGAAGCTCTACATGCTTTGTAGAGTATTCCTCCAGTCGTTTCGGCTGGCTCCATAGGCCGGGAATAGCGATGGCATCGGATAAGTCGTGTCTGCGCTTCTCTATCTGGTTTTGTACACCGCCAGAAGCAAACCATGCGTCAATACACATGTCCGAGAAGACAACCAGACACTCATCACCGGACTTGATTGGAAAGGTTAGGACATAGCCGCCTCCGCGCGGAAAAACAACCGGAACATCCAGCAACAAGGGGATTTCCGTCCACTCGTAGTCGAGATTAGGCTGTCTGACATGTTCGCGAATTGCAACTTTCACCGATGCGGTTTGAGTAACCGGGTCAAACTCTTGGATGATACCTGGGATACTCACCCTCATAGAGTTGAAAATCCTATCCATCAGCACGTTGTACAACTCAATCTCGTTGTTTTTTATCCGCTCGTTTATTGGGATGGGCATGTTGTCACCTCCATGGATTTTGACTCGGAGACGCGATGATACCTGGAATAACCCCGCCTGCCTGGGAAACAGCCGTACACTCTGTGTGCCAGTTATCGCCGCGGTTGTCCCCTGTGTGGCGCAACTCAATGATGCGATATATCCCTTCGGCATCCAGACTGCGCGGTATCTGTCCAAACTGGTAAGTCTGTGCTTGGATCAGGCTATTGTTAATTCGCACCAGGGAATTAAGCTTGAGCCTTGGGTTCAGCAAACACTTGAAGGTGATGCCGAAGTCAGACTGCATAGGAGTCCCGACCAGCCCCGACTCAGGAGCCAAGTCCACGATCTCGTTTTTGGGATAGTCCGTCGCCCGGATAATATTCACCTTGCCGTCCTCCACATAAAAAGTGGCTGCATTTGATTGCGCTAACTGCCGCAGATAGTCCTTTGGTGCACCAAAAACCACCTTACCACGGGTAAGCTTTGCTTGAGACAACCCTTCCGAAATAAAGCCTGATTCCATGGGAACTCTAGCCCTACTCAGCACACTATTGACGACATCCCGCGCCGTCTGTCCCTTCGAAGTAGAAAAAGCGACAAAAGCGTCTGTATTGAGCGCTCTGTCGCTATCCAGTGAGTTTAGGGTAAGCTTATATGTTACGCCATCTTCCTTACCACGAAGCGGCTGAACTACGTCTCCGATGAAGATAAGGCCATACTGTTCTCCTTCATATCCAGCCTCCAAATAAATCCTATCACCTTCGTTTATGATCTGATTCTCAGTCTCGGCATTTAGGTTGTAGATCGTGAGGGTGGAGAACTGCGGCTGCATGATAGTCTTGTACACTTCAAAGGTGCAACGTAAATCTGATACATCGAGCGCTGTTCCTTTTTTATTGGATACTAAAACTCGATATCTCCGCCCATACAGGACGTTCCCGTAGCGCTGACTGTTTGCTACCACGCCGTAGTTGGTGGAAGGTAGCGTGATGTCGTTGATTGGTCTAATTCCCGGCTGGAAGGTGTTGTTTTGAACTGATGTTGATCCGGAACCAGCGCTAGGTGTATATGCACTTTGAGCGGCGGCTGCCGCTGCACCGTCTGCGTATTTCAGGTAGATGTTTAAGCGCCTCTGATAGTCTGAGTCAGGAATTTTTGGCCCCACGTAAATCAATGAAAACTGGCGGAAGTTCCTTTTTGCAGCTTTCCAGTTTCGACCGATCACGCGAACAGCCACAGCGGTAGCGAAGTGATCGTTGCTTAAAACGAGCTTTGTTTGTTCTTGTAGTGTGGAAGGCCAGACCAACCGGAACCTTTCGGCTGCCCACTTAAATGACTCATTGTGCCACTTAGGCCAAACCTGCCCCGGCCCAAGAGCGTTTCCCTTGTCACCCGTGATGTTTCGAAAGTTTGTCTCCGCCTCGAGTGTAGCTAGAACGATGGGAAGCTCAACGCCTTGTACTTGCGCCTCATATACAGCGATGCTTTTGATATCAGCCATAACTAATTTACCCCCGATGTCTGGCGAAAAGAAAAACGCCCCTATAAGGAGCGCTTTGGCGGCAGATAATACTATATTCATTTTTTAACGATGCTAATATCCACGTGGTCTTTTCCGTCATATAAACGGAGTTTTACATTCTCTTTTGATGTCATTACACCCGGACGAAAAACAATTCCAAAATACTTCTCTTCGCCCTTTGTAATCTGCGCACTTTTAATCGCGTTACCCGTTTCTGCTGCAACAATATACTCTGGACTCAACGAGAGTACATTCACTTCATTTCCCGGTTCAAGTAAGTGAGGGACAAGGGCAAAACTATCCTTACTTATTTCCTTCGGAGTATCACCAAAATTCATAACTGAAACGTAAACAATCCATTCTTGATTTTGATTTGCCGGAACCAGTTTCAAACCGTTATCAACGGTCGGTTTATTAATCTCAGTATAAAAACTCATCGTAAATCCGTAATCAATAACTCCTGGGCTTATTCTCTGGATTGTTGCTTTGTTTTTTTCAAGAAAAGCCCGAAGATCGTCAAAAGTTTTAACAATCCCTTGAGAAGTCAAGTAGTTCGTCAACTCATCAATAGTTTTGATATTTCCAGGGATTTGTGTCGGGACATCCGCTGCACTTGCTCCAGTTCCGAAGCATAACAATGCCACGACAAAGAATAGTGACAATAGTTTGTTTTTCATCCTAACACCTTCCATCCTAACTTTATATTTTTGCATTACAAATTGGGCAACGCGCTGGTCTATAGAGTAGCCAGTAAAGCAAATACGGAATGGTAATGAAAACCAACCAAGAGAGAAGAAAAATCGTAAAGCTAAATTTGTTTCTCTTGTATACAGGAGAAACTTTTCTTTTGCAATATTTGCAGTGCTTCATCACAAATATCTCCCTACAGTGCTTTCTTTCCTGTATGTTAGCATACTTATGGAAGCAACTTCTGTCGAATTTTGGAGAATTTAGCTTTTAATTTTTCAAGAAATGTTGTCACTCCAGATCAATAGATGGTCTTTACCTAACGACTCAAAAGTCGGTGTGGAATTGTCTCCGCTTACCGAAAAAATAAGAGCGCTGCCAATCCCAAGATATGAGTACTGCCTCAAAATATTAGCAGACGGGTACTCTCCCGGAAGTAAAGGCAGGGAATCAATCAACAGTTCGCCCGTGATGTGATCTGTCAGAGACATAAACCAATAGCCACCAGGAGTATTATACGTGAGGGCAAAGTCAAGTGTTATATTTTTGTTATCAACTGGCAGTGTGCATGTGAAAGTCTGGTTCATCCCTGTAGCAATTGGCAAAACCGTAGTCGCCATATTTTCACCCTCCAAGTAGCTTTTGTATAGCGCTGTCAGCACCGATTTGTTTCAACACACTTTGATTAATGTTGGAAGGTTCCAACTTTCCTCTCTTAGCAGAGTCGGTCACTGCTGGTTTCTCGCTTATTTTCACCGTCCTGACCTGGGCAACCATGATCTCACGGAGCAAAACGGTACACCGCAGTGCATATAGCGTGGTATAGTCGTCCGGCGCTGAGATTTCCTCGATCAGCATGTTTTGATATAACCCCAGCCGCGAATGTACTTGCAAGGGAACGCGCAGAGCTTGCAACTCCTGTAGAACTTTAAAAGCTTGGACAGATCGGCTCCAGCCCCCGGTGAACTGACCGGGGACTAAACTTGTTGCCGCATCCGACATTCCGATTTCCATACTCACTTCTTTAGGCTCTAAGTAGGCATGGTCTGATAGCGCCGCCCCCACTTGTACCGGGTGCTTTGTGATCGTCAAGCGACTCGTATGATTTGACCTGAGAAATGCGTCGAAAAACCACCCGCCAATATTGGTCTTTAGATAGACTAGAGAACGGATGGGTTCGCTATTAAGGTCTAAAATAGGGTTCATTTGACTCACCTCATCCGTTAACAGGTCGTATGTTGTGGATGTTCATGCTAGACCACGATGACCACAGACTGTTTGCTTCCTGGGCTGCCAGCTTAGGGTCAGTGCTTGTGATGTTAAACACGGGCTTGTTTTCGTTTCGGATAATCGTCTGGTTAGAGTTTGACGAGTACATATAGCTACTGGAGTACGTCCCTAAAGACATAGCCTGATAGCGGTCAAATACTTCTGGGTTGATTGCTCCAGCCAACATATTCAAGCCACTTTTGATGTCCTGATTGTAGCTGCGTAGCCCCTTGATAAACTCAGACTCGTTAAGCGCCTTTTTAAAGGCAGGCTCCAATCCCCGAGGCAAATTGTTGATGCTTGTGTTCAAGCGCTCTGTATCTTTATCTACTGTTGCCGTTCCTTGGAGCAAGCTTGGCGGGTTAGAGTCGGTGAACATGTAGGATATAAAGTCTTTTACCTTACCACCGTAATGTTGGGCAAAGTCGCTTTGTCGGCTCCGAATCCCTTCCATTTCTTTCAGGGCGTCCTGTAGGCCAGCGTCGTCTCCAGAGAGCCAAGCCTTAGCGATCTTGATACCGTTTGTTATCCCGTCTATTGTGTTTTTGATGCCCTCAAGAGCAAACCTCAAAGTTCCAGATACAAAGTCTCCAATCCCTTCAAGCACCGTTTGTACTTGTTCCATCTCCAGAAACTTAGACACCAAGTCTGCAACCCAGCCAATGGCATCCAGCACAGTCGTGTTCAAAGCGACGAGAGAGTCAATCAAACCGGACAGGATACCGTCCTTGTTCAACTCATCAAAAAATGACGATAACCAGTCCCACAATCCTCTGATGATTTCGAACAAGAGGCCGAATGTGGATGACCATGCCTTTTCTAGGTTATCGAGATATCCGCGTTCCTGGACTTTGGCAAAAAGCTGCTGTAACCAGTCGATACCTCGCCTGATCCACTCCTCAATTTTGCGGAACGCCCGCGCAAATGACTCTCTCAAACGATCTATGACGCCCGTATCCTTGAGTAATTTGAAAAATTCCTGGAGTTTCTTCCACAACGGCCCCAGAGCGCTTTCTCCACCTTCTAGGTAGGTGTAAAAGTCATCAAGAAGGAGAAGTATCCCGGTCAATACGCTGAAAATAATCCCGAATGGGCCTGTCTTCAATATCAGACCAAGAGCTAACAAAGCCGCACCTATCACCTTTAACTTTTCCGGTATATGGTCGCCAAGTTTAGAGAACAGTTCAAAGATATCTCGTCCACCCTTAACTGCAGCTATACCCAGCCTCCCGAACCAACTCAAGAACTGCGCCACACTTTGCGTCCAGCGCGGCATGTTTTTGGTGATCGCGTCATTAAACCCCTGCATGCCTTTTTTGACATTTCGAATCGGCCCTTCCAGATACTTGAACAAATAAAAACCGATCCATTGGAGCGCATACGTCGCTTCTAAACGCATGCGTTGAAACTCCAACTGGATCGACCTTATGAATTTCATTTGGTTTTGGAACTCTGGGGGCGGCTTCATGTCGTTTATTGTGGCGCGGAGTTGCTGAAAGTTACGCAGCAACTCAGGACTCAGGTACAAGTCCTCGATTGTGGCGCCCATCGCTTTTAGCGTATTGTTGATCTCCGCAGCTGCGCCTTTCGATATCCACATTTGAGTCGCAAACTTTTCCGTCTCTAGGTCAGCTTTTGCCAGACTGCTTAGCAAGGAGGCTATGCCAACGTTTGCCGTTGCGAAGAAACTTGCGATTGCTGTTCCTGCAAGTGCAAACTGTTTAACTGCCGTTCCCGCGAACTCTTTTATGCCCGACTCAAGAACTTCGACAGCCGTTTCAGCCGACTCGAATGACTTTCGGTCGAGTTGCATCCCAAGCGATACAAGATATTCCTTCACAACATCGATCAATCAAATTACCCCCCTTTCTCTCAGTCTGGCAACTTCATCTGCCCTACGCCTGTTTTCGTTTTGCACTTCCAATATTTCGTGAGCGTCAAGTAAGTCATCGATGTCAAATACATCCGTCTTAACGTCTCTGTGTGCCCATAGCCCAGCCATCACAGGAGCAAACAAAAACTCATCGACGTTGACTAGTCTTGCTGGGACGAAATCAGGCGACCTACCATTGAACTCAGTCCGCTCTCGGCAAAAAAACCCGTCAAGTTGAACATGAGCGCGTGCACCATCAGCGTCATGACAGTGACAGTATCATCCTCGATGTCCGTTACACCAAAGTAGCCTGTGCTGTTAAGGACTTGCGCTTCTCCAGCAGGGAGCAGTTCATAGCAGACTTTTAGGCACTCGTCCTGGATGTAAGCAAAGTCTTTTTCAGAGATACTCCCCAAGGTTTCCATAAAACCAGCGATGTTGATTTCATCAACGGGCAACTCATCCGGGGTAGCAAGCGCTTTAGGATTCACTTTAAAGTTTCGAAAGAGCGGAGCCAAGATCGTTGTCAGCTTCAAAATCATGTAAGAACCAACACGCGCCGAAAACTTTTTGACACGAAATTTCCGACCATTGATTTCGACGTCTTTGTGCTTTAGCATCATGTATCCTCCTTTATGCTACAGACTGGTCAACATCGGCTGCCATGAGCACCCAAGATACTTGTTGACCTTGAGCTTGGTAAGGTCTATCAGGAAGCTTTTGGAAAGAAACTCCTGTCATACGAATCGAGTCCTGCATGCTCGGAGCGCGAAGGGTGATGCTGATACCAATCCACTCTCTGGCAGGCGCTTTTTCCAGGTAGTTGTACAGTTTCAGTAACCACTTATGCAGTTCAGATGTTTGTTGCGCGGATAGTGTAATCGTTCCATTTCTACCCATGATTTTCGAAACCATCACTGACCCGTCTGCGGCGATGTCGTGTGTAGATCGGTCAGTAGTCATCGTTATTGAGATACTACCCAGGCCAACGCCTGTAGCTACGAACTGACCCACAGAAGGGTGAGAGATCACGGCGGATACGTCTGAAAAACTATAGAGTGTCGTTGCCATCTGCTATACCTCCTTATCTGTTCACATGCACGCCGATCACCACATGCTCGATGGCTCCGGCCAACTTAACTGGCACGTAGATCGGCGGAGCTTTACGCGCTTCTCGGTCTTCTTGGGTTTGACTTGTAACACTCTCAGCCAGTACAAGATAACCCCGTGTGAGCATATCTCCGCGTTCAAGACTCATGACGGGCGCAGCGTTCCACACGCCAGGAGCCAACGCGCCGCGCGATAAAGACTTTTCGCACTGAGACTCAATGGCACTTACCAACAAAGCCATGCCTTCTTCTGTCTGAGGTAGCTTTTTAGACTGCACCAATGCATTTACAGCTCCGATTTGAATCTCTGCTTTCAGCATATCCAGGTTCAGTACCTCGTCGAAGTGTGTACCATCTGCCATTGTTCCTTGCACCAGCAAGCGGTACATGGCACCACTGCCTCCATATTGCGTGAACAGGTTGCCTTTGACTCCAAGGATGTAGCTCACCTGAGTAGTGTTCAGAAGTTCAGGAGACACACCTACAAGCGTTTTGTACGCCAACGTGTAAGCCGAGTTTGCAAGACCTGTGTTTGCCCCCATGGCGTAGCCCATTACAGCAGCAGCAGCATGTGCAGTCGTGCTGTAGAGTCCAAATGTACGCTTGTAGCCAAGGTCGTTCAGTGTTTCCATGATGTTACCTGCTGTTCCGCTTGCTACATCCGCATCATCTGTCGTGTAAAAATAAACCGATGCCGGTTCCATAGCTTCTACAGCAGCAGCTACCCCTTGAATATCCTGGTCAGTTGCATTGACTACATAGCAAGCATACCAGTCACCATTTGCAGATCGACATGCTGCCACTGCATCAGCTGCTGTTTCTCCTCCTGTGCTGTCCCAGCATCCCACGATAACTTTTGATGGGGAGTGTGCCTGGCTAAAGTAGAGAGTTGCAACTGCATATTCAGGCTCTGCGCCCGTCCACCCCCCTGCCAACATATCCGCTGTGCTGGTGTAAGTTTTGACACGATCTGTTTTTGAGATTACTGTCGACTTTCCGACAATCAATCCAACATCGAATGTTCCAGCAGTTTGTGCCGTTGGCGATACCGTGACATTCACGCGCACAATATTGTCGAGAGACTGCGCCACAAAAATCACCTCATCTGTTTGAGATTACTTGCACATCTACCGACTTGATGTAGTTGACCGTAGAAGTGCGTACAACTAGTTCGTTGAAACGTGCTGTAAAAATCGAGCGTTCCCACCATTGCCCCTCGAAAAGCTCAGGCAAACGAAATGGCGGGGGAACGTCTGTCACAAGGGCCAGAGGCGCGTAATTGAGTGGATTTACGAGCAGGTCAGACCTTACTTTGTCCGCATCATCAAAGCTGTTTGGCCCGTAGAACGTCCACGTTACTTGGATCACGCGTATATAACTAGCCGATCGCAAGGCAGTTTCGTCGTTTTCCCGGGCATACGTGATCTCTGTTTGCTGTGTGATCGGATCTCCGGTTGTTGTGACAAGGATAAAACCGACATTATCCGTTCGTTTCCATGCTGGCGCTCCTTCTGGCTGATAGCCAATGCGGATACGTTTTTGGTTTTCTTTTTTCGTTGTATCAAGCCCCAGGCTCTTCATCGTGTAGTTCCAAAAGATGTTCTCGATCTGGGTCAGGGATAGGACTTGCATCTAATCACCTGCCATCCGTTCAGCGACGGCCTTATAGTAGCCGTAATCTGCATATGGGAATACCTGTTTGACCCTGTACCTTTCACCGCGCCACTCAAGTTGATCGGACGTTCCTTCCTCTCGGGTAGTGTAGATTGGAACCGTTGCATAGAAACACATAAGACCAGTGACGCGATCCCCTTCTGGTATCTGTTCCAACGTTTTTGCGTCTGCCACGGTAACTACCCCTAGCATGCTGATCTCTAACTCAGTCTCTTGCGGTCGCCCGCCTACCCATTCGTTGTTTCTTCGGTACGCCTTAAAGGTTTGGGCAAAGTCGGGGTCGGTGATGACTTCGCTGATATTAATCATGTTTATCCCTCTATCACATACGTAATAGCTTTGCGCAACTCACCAGTGTCGATAAGCGGCTTGTCGCTGCCTTTCTTCTCGACAGTTCGCGGTGAGTTTTGGGGCCATCCATTGGCAGAGTTGGTAAACCAGTCACGGGCGAAGTTTTGCCCCATCATGCCTGCCTTATGCAGCTCTGGTTCGGGGTCTCCGCCGTTTAGTGCTACATCCAACACTCGCCTCAGTTGCATGGCGATTTCGTCTTTGTGGTGCTCGATTGCCGGCTCTAAAACAGGGCGCGGCGGAGAGTGCCAAAGCGGTGAGCCATGTGTCTGTAGCCACATCTGGTAAGCTTGACTGTATGTCATTTCGCCACTTTCTACCTTTGGGTTCATTTCTTCGCGCATAGACTTTTGGCGAATGCCGTGTGTATGGGCATAGAGCAATTGAGCATTTGTAATCGGCTGTCCTTTTTCTTCTGGTCTGTCCGATCCATCTGGTATGCCAATAAGCACCTGCTTTCTTGCCAAAGCCTCAAGCGACTTTTTGACCTCGTTTGTCCTGTCCATTCCCGTTGTAACCTGAGAAAAGGCACTAAACAAAAGACATCACCTCAGTACACATACATACCGCCTTTTCCGACGATTCGCCCGATAGTCGCCAACTGCTGACCATATGCGGTAAGTTTCCACGCAGCCCAACCGTCCAGATCGCTTGCAATTGAAGAGTAGTCCCGACTCACCGATACATCTCCCACTGACTTAGAGGCAACCAGGCCGCGAGACTCCCCGGCCTTCAAAACACCTGCCGCGCCGCTGTTTGGATCAGCGATTCCTTGGATATAAAGCGTCAGGAAGTGAGCAACAAACCAACCCATTGCTACTTTCCAGTACGAGTGCCATCTAGCTTCTAAGATGCTTGCACTAGCCAGATCAATGTACATCTGCACAATCTCTTGAGGCACAACCGTGTTGTTGTTTACATCTGGCCCAAACTGCGGATACATAGCAACAAAGTCGTCGAACGTAAAAGGGGGATTGCTTCCGGTCCGGATATTAGAAGCAATCCCAATTATGTTCGATACGCTCATGTTGACGTTATTTGCAATGGACATATGTTTTCACCCGATTCTATTGGGCTTCGCTGTCGTTTTCTTCCTTTTTGCGGCCACGATGCGATTTAACATCAGTTTCAGCAACTTTTTCATCTTGCTTCGTTTCAATAACTGAAACTTCGCCAACGCTGCTTGCCAGCTGGAACATAGCCGACTGCGCAACCCAATCTGGTACCGTAGCAAAGTCATTAGATCGAACAATCACGGCAGGCTCTTGGCCCGCCGGATGGTCGAATTTGAATGCTTTTTTGGAAAAGATGCGCATATCATTATCCTCCTTAGATTCCATCCATGTAGCGAATGCAAGTGTCGTACAGGACTTTAACCTGTCCCAGTTGCGCTGCATATGCAGTGAGGTAAGCCATCTCAGTGACTTGCGGCTGCGTCATGACGCGACTCAGAGGAACAGGCAGATCAAAGTTGATACGATCCTCGTCGTTCACATAGGCAACCATGCGATCTGTACCGCCAGTCCCTGCACCTGTGCACCAGCGAGACGGAACGATGACCAGATCAACGCCTTGGTTGCGTGCGATGTTGTTCTCCAACAAGAACTGCAGGATGGAGATATTGCCTGCATCGCTAACTTTGCGACCAACCAGATATGCGTACTGTTGTGGCGGAATCAGGATGTGGTTTGCCATACCAGTCAAGTCGTACTCGGATGCAGTCCACGTTGCCACAATAAGCGCATTGACGTCATCCAGAATTTCATCTGGAGTCTTTGTCTGCCAGGTGGATGTTCCTGCACCGCCGTTTGGAGCTGCCGACGTAACAACATCTGGATTATTGACCAGACCATAGACATTCATGGATGGAAGTCCAGTGTATACCAAGTTGTCGATGGACTTGTTGTAATTCAGGCGGATACCCTTATCCAAAATGTCGTCCAAGCTGCGTCCGATGCTTTGCAGTTTCGCCTGGTCGACAAAAGGCACTTTCAGGATATTAGCGAAGGTGAAGACCTTCCATACATCTTTTTGAGTGTTAGCCTGCATGATTGGGATATCGTTCGTTTCACCGCCGATGATTCCATTCTCGTTGCCACCGGTAGTCGCGTAGTCAACGAAATAGTTGGACGTAAACTCTACCCATCCGCCGCCAGTTTTCGCAACAATATCACGCGTCCATGTCACACTTTGGAGCGGTTCGAGCAAACGCGGGTCGCGCTTTTCCAATTCGGCATTAAGAAAAGCCATGCCAGAGCCAATGGCGGAGTCATTCATCATCATGCCGCCGCCGCCAGCTACTGGCACTGTGAATACTTTTTGAGATTGATTAGCTGCCAAGTTCATTATGCGTTTCCCCCTTTATTACGGATTCACCCGAGTAAGAATAGTGACTTCAGCCACTTTGTTTGCATCCAGCTTGCCGGTTGTCCATTTCAGATTCGGAATTTCTACAGTGTTGGAACCATCTGCAGCTGCTTCAAAGCCGCCAATCACGCCGTCAGGGATGCTAGCATTTGCGGCGATTCGAACGTAAACAGCTCCACCGGCCTTTGGAGTTCCGACATTGCACACAACTGTCAAGGTGCCACGAGTTGCGACGTCACAAGGTTGACCTGGGGCATAGAATCCTTGACCAGAGAAGTAGTCCGTTGATTGTTTCACCTCGCGAACGGCGATACCACCGAATGTAGCGGCTGTGCCGGTTGCTCCGAATTTGGAATAGGTGTTATCGTCATTCAGCACAACAGGGTCACCAAAGTTGATGTTTTCTGTATCCGTAGGCTTTACAACCCGATTGTCGATAATGGCATCAGCACTACGAGAGATATTCCCTGGATAACCCAGATTAAGAGATTTTCCGATTACGCTTCCTGGCATGTTTCATCATCCTTTCGTGCGCGATTAGGCGCGATCTTTGTAATGCGGGTTGAATTTCTTGGCCCAGTCCTTGCCGAGTTGGGAAAAGTCTTGTTGCTTGCTGTCAGCGGCCTTCTTCTTGTCGTTTGCTACCTTCCGTTGTCCTCGCTGAATGGCAGCATAGGTATTTTTACCCGTTCCTTTTCTAATCGCGGCAATAGCTGCATCCGTCGCCTGCTTCCGTTGTTTCAGATCAGGGATAGCTGCGATAATAGGCTTGATTTCTCTCAATGCCGCGATCTTGTATGCATTGTCCAAGGCGCTTTGTGGGCGCTCTTCAGCAGGAGCAACAGGACCTTCTTCATCCATCATGGATTCAACTGGCACTGTATGGCTTTCTTCCTCTTCGTCTTCTGCAAGGTCTTCTTTCTCAAGTTCGCTGATCAATTGGTCGATAGCGTCCTCCGGCTTTTCGTCCTCTTGCTCTTTTTTCACAAGTTGAGCAACGATATCTTTAAGCTCTTGTACCTGAGCCGCCAGAGCTTGAATAGCAGGGTCTTCATCCTTTGTCTGCTCGCGCTTTTCTTCCTCGTCTTCGTCCATGACCCTTTCCTCAGTAAGAGCGTCTACAGCCTCTTTGATTTCTTCTGGCTCTGCGTCCTGAGCGAATTGTTTCAGGCCGATTGCAGCCAATAGGTCAGTGACGCGAGATTGCGCTTTACGCGGCAATGTAATTTTTTTCTTCATGCTTCTTTCCTCCTTGTTTTTGGAATCTTTTATCGCAACGCGGTCGCCCGCCCTGCCACTTTTCACAACGGCAACGTGATTGCCGCGAATCTCCATTTGCTGATACGTACCGTCACCCATTTCTTCATAGGTGCATTCGTATCCGCAGGAGACTTCTCGTTTGCCTTCCTGGATTTCGCTGATAAGCGCCTGATCGTAAACAACCAGGTCAGCCATCAAGAGATCAGCATTTTCGTCTTTCCCTTGCCGGACGTTTTGTACAGCGCCCTTTGTGTACCAAGTGGCGTTTTCGGATGTGAGCGCGACCGGCGGATGCTCATCCGTCAGGATTTTCCCTTCAAAGCTGGCGATTGCCGCAGGACTGAATACTTCCTCGGGACTACGATAGACTTTTACGATCTTTCCTTGGTCACCAACGCCGAGTTCTTGGTCCAAGTACTCATACCAGCCTGTACGCGCAATCGGCACGTTATGACAGATGAGGAATCCTTCTGGCGTAGCTGTCATGTTTGGACTAAAACGCGATCCGTAGAATGCCCTCATGCCTTAGCACCTCGATTGTCAGCCTCTGATTGTGTATTACTCGGCTGCGGCGTCTGAGCATTGGTTGTGATCACACCAAGGATTGATGCTGATTCAAACTTTTGTTCTACACCATCCACTGTTTTCACGAATTTAATCAAGGTTTTTCACCCCCCTTTCAGGCAATAAAAAAAGAAGCCTGTGGCGACTCCTGTTTTCACTGCTTATGTGAGCCGGAAATCTGTTCGAATAGATTTCTGTCCCTTTTATCCAAAGAATGGTTCACCAAATGCTCCCTCAAAGCATGATCAGCCCATTCTGCGTTGACTTCTGACGCCATTCGCATGCATCCTTCAGGTACCCAGAATTCTTCCTTTATCAAGGGTACACGGATAAGATATTTACGTAATTCCAATGAGTTTAAATCTACTCTCATTACGATTGCGTGATGCTCCAAAGGCACCCCAAGGTTCAGAGGGTCATCCACTATGACTACTTCATCTCCGGGTTTAAATCTCAATTCAACTTCACCTCACGCTATCTTTTCGAATTGATTGCGAGTCATACGCTGAATGCTGCCGTTGTAGTAAACTTTCGCAGGCCATCTAACCTGACTTAAATCGATCACAGGCTCAGGATAGCATCTGCAGTTAAAAATCTCCCCTGCATTGTAGTTGCCAAAGGTTCGGCTTTGTCCATCGAGCCTTTCTGGTGAAGGAGGATCGTTCCATTTGATGAGAACGCCGTCCATGATCTTATGCGACTCACGAACACGGGAATCTTCACTTGTTCTCCAGACATACCAATTAGCCCCGACAGCCTCAGAACGGGACTGTGTGAGCGCTGTGGAGGTTTTACTGACCTCTGTGCGGGCGATTAATCCAGCCTTCGCTTTCGACGCCTCTGGGAAGTATGATTTGATCTGTTTGGCAATCTCATCAGCGCGTGTGCCTTTCAGAACTTCACGCAGCACATGTTCATTCACTCGATTGGCTATGGTTGTTGGTATCGATCGGATGATCTCCGCATTCCGTCGAACTTGAAATTGAACAGCTGTGCCAATTGGACCTTTCATTTCCTTAAGCAATGCCTCATAGATCGCTCTGCCATGGCTATTATGCTTGGCAGCTTGTCTCCAAGTACGTCCGGCGTCGCTGAATAGGTGAGTGACCATTTTCATGGCAGTAGCCTCGGCATATTCAATAAAAGCAGAGTTGTTTGCGTAGTCTCGGATTCGATTAAGAATTTCCGAGGCGTCTTCTAATCCGCTCAAGGATTCGCCTAAACTTGTTAACGCCCGTTGAATCGCTCTGCGGTATGCCTGTTCGATCCGGCGTTTCGGAGCCCATAAATCCGCCATAGTCTAATTCACCACCAAACCCAAGCTCTCCCTGATGGAACGAATCGTCAGCCTGTTCAATGTCATTGTCTGTGATGTTACTAAACATGCCGACTGTTTCAGACATCTGCTTCAGCTCTTTCATGGCAATCTTCTGGCTGATGAGTCCGGCATTGTACGTCTCGATGATTGATTTTGTTTTCTTGTCCGCTAACTCCGCAACTTCCTTGTCATCCGGCGTCCGGATCGGATTGAAAATGTAATCCAAGTCGTCGGGGATGGCTCCAAATTCCGACATACACATGATCGGGAGCAGTTTGTCAAGGATTGGCCCAAGCGTCGATTCCTGCTGTTGCTGAACGATTTCATAGTAATTCTGCATGTCGTTCTCTCCCGTTGCGTTCAAGCCTGCTGGAGCACGGCCAAACAACTTTGTAACGGGGATCTGACATGCTCCTGCAATGTCGAGCATGAAACTCTCGTAGATGTCGTTGAGTCCAGAGAATGTGTATTGATGCGTTGCAAAATCATCCTCATGACCCAATACATAAAGGCCCATGTTCGACATGAGCCAGTTTTGCGCGGTTACCGTGTTATAAAGATCTCGTTGCGCTCGTTCATCTCCGATAGACAATACTTGGTCCATATCCTTCATCTTTAACACGCGCAGATTCGCCAAGAAAATTAGCTGCGCAATGTTCCAGGAGGTATTATCGCGCTTTTTCAGCTCGTCGTATACGACCTCAACTTCAGATGCACCCCAATATACCTCTGCAAGCTTCTCCCAATACGGCAACTCGCGTCCCATGAACCTGATTATTCGGCTATGGTGAACTTTCATCGTCTGACCTTCTTCGAGAGTCAGTTGATACGACTCTGGCAAACCAAACTCCGGATCATCCAAGTCATCGACCAATTCCGGATTAGGGTAGATCCCTGACCAACGATCGACAATCATCAGACCTTTTAAAGAGCCAGGCATAATCGTGTCATAGTCAAGAGGCTCATGCAAGATATCTTCATGCCCCTCGATCATGATAAGGCCAGCAGCACCTCCGTACAACCTCCCCCACTTCAACCCTTGGAGAATCTTTTGTCTAATCCTTCTGACGCGCCACAGCTTGTCTAACTTCCTGATCTCGTCTGGCGGCAGCTGAGTCGTAATGCTAATCCAGTTCCGCGTCATGTCTTCCGGTATCGTGTCAATGATTTTGCGAATGATCCAGTGACCACGATACAGGCTATTCATGAGTTGATAGTCATTCGTCAGCCTTGTCAGCGGGTATTCAGTGCCTTCCATCAAGTTAGGAGTGCCTAATCCCATCCGAGCAAGGACATTTTGGAACGCATCGGTTGTCAAACCTTTGGGCTTTTTAGGCTCGATCTTCTTTGGAGCTTTGTCCTTCGCCAATTTGCGGTTGCGCTTTCCCATTCCATCCACCTCCTTTCTGACACTTCTATTGAGCTAACCTTCGCGGCGTTATGATTGTTTTTACAAAGTACCGACCAGCGTCCATGCAGTGGTCGTTTTGCTTTACCGGCTTTTCCTTACCGCCTTGTTGTGCTTTTTCGTCCCAAATGTAACTTGCCCGTTCCTTTAGGAAGTTCGGACAGTTCCTGCGATGAACTTTTAATTTCCGCCTCAGCATCATCGTTTGAGTCATGCGAATGCCATCTTCCACATCGTTATCGGCATCTTTGATTCGATAACCGCGATTGCGAAGAGCAGCTTTGAAACTGGAAGCCGACGGGTCAATGATCGTAAATACCGGTGCAAACTCAGTTCCAACAAACGACTCGAAATCGTCGGCGTACTGTGAGTCATCCTTTTGAACACCCTTGCTACGGCCATCGTAATAATACTCATTAAGAATCCAGCAAGTGTCCCCATCGTCCCATATGTCCAGGAACACCATCGGATTTTGAGTACCATAGTCGATGGCAATATGTCTTCTTGCGCGGTATTTGAACCCTTGTGGCAAGTCCTTATCATCAAATGTGTTCTCACCATCATCCCACATGTCGTAGATGATCCCTTCTGCAAGTACCCATTCACCAAGAATGTAGCGTTTGTAAAAGATGCCGGAGAAAAGAGATTTGTATCGTGCTTTTGTTCGTTCACTTAGGGATAGATTGTCATCCATCATGAAATGCAGATGGAGAGCATTCTTTTTCTCCAGGTTGTCCAGCCATTCGAGCTTAAACCAATGATACGGACCTGCTGGGTTGCAGTTCATCCAATACTTTGCGCCCTCAACTGAACATCGTGCAGTAGCTTGGTCTACAAACGATTTCGGCATGAGTGCAATCTCATCAAAAAAGACCCCTGCTAAGGTAATCCCTTGAATGAGGTCTTGAGAGCTTTCGTCTTTGCCGCCGAACAAGTAAAAGTAGTTCGTCTTACCTTTGTAGGTGATCGTCAGATAATTGTCGGCTCGATGTTCCTTAACACTATATCCGCGGCCCTTTAACGTTCTTTTCAGCGGCTGCAGAACGTTCCTTCGCAGCGATCCAATCGTCTTGCCGCATAGCGCCAAGTTCTCGCCATCGAACGTATCCATAGCCCACATTACATAGGAAAGGGACATGACAACGGTTTTGCCGGCCCGAACCGATCCATCGCAAATAATGGCATCCTTATCTCTTACTGGAGATCCGGGACGCCACCAAGTCAGAACCTTGAGTTGTTTTTTCGAAAGCGGACTCCATTTGAAGGAGGATGCTTTTACTTTAGCCATCTATTTCAGCACCTCATTCCCTCCTCACCAAAATGAATACCATATACATTTTCAGTAGACATAATGTATATTATCGGGACTCATCATTAGTTCAAAAACATTGATTTTACGCCATTCGTCTGAATTGTGGATAACTACACTTTATGCAGCTTTTATGCAAAACGCATAGCATCGTTGTTTCTGCCGTTTTGGACCAATTATTTCCCGACCCCAAAATGTATAAAAACTGTATAAAAGATCACTCGTCTTCTTCTTCCCAAACCTCCGGAACCTTTCCGTCGAGAGCATCCAGGAAGCCATCGTCCTCCGTTTCCTCTTCGCCCTCCCCAAACAGCCGACGCTGATCCATTTGAATCTTCGTCTTGTCCTTCTCGTCAAGGATGCCGAGCGTTTGCCGCTGCATCTTTTGGAGCTTTTCCATAGCCGAAATGGTACTCAGGAGTTTAGATTCGTTGAGTGTTTCCAATACGGTGACTTCAACCTTCTCATCGAAGACGCCAGGAGCATAACCGGATCGAATCTTTTCGACGTATTTATAAAACTGTTCGTCGTCTTCAAGCGACTCCTCAATAACCGAAAGCAGTTTGTCTGATAGCCGAAGATGCCGCGCCGTTATACGTGCAATGTCATCACTGACTTTCTCGGCTGTCTTTTCTATGGCTTTTTGCTTTGTTTTTTCTTTGAACTCTTTTCTTTTCCGACTCCATTCATTCGCTGCCGATTGATCGAAGACCGTTTGAAGCGGAATGTTGTGCTTCTTACTTAAATCTTCAAGACTACATGGTTTCCTCCGAATGTCTGTCACATACTCGTTTTCGATCTCAGCCCATGACAACTCGTCGGCTTTACGTTTCGTTCCATTGGAGCGTTCCGTTCCCTTTTTCGCTCCGTTCCGTTCCTTTGATTGGAACGTTCCATTTACTTGCTTATCCCACTGGTCTTTGTTCTTCCATCCTCGGACAGTCCCCTCAGATATGCTAAGCTGATCGGCTATATCCTTTAGCCTGATCTCGCAATTGGACTGCTTCCATATCTCGAAGGCTTTGTCTCTGTTTGGATCTCTTGCTCGTGGCATCTACATCATCACCACCACCTATTGAGTTTGTTTTGCAAAAGAAAAAGCACCTCATGGGTGCCCATTAGTAATCTTCATTGATCTTCCATTTGGCTTTTTCATCATTAGGATCATAAAAACTTAATATCTGTTGTTTGGCATGGCTCAAAGCAGACTCGATAGTATCAAATCCATTTCTGGATGACATATATGGTCCTGCTTGTTGTGAACCGTGGTAGTAATGGCTGGTGCTGTAGTAAAACTTTTCCCTTGGTCCTAATTTGACCTTGATCTTAACCTTTTGCCAACCAACGTAAACTTCCCATTCCTTTATAACTTCGTACGCCTCTTCAATGTATTTTGAACCATTTAATATTGATAAGAATGACATATATACACCTCCTCTCATCTACAAAATTCTCCAAGAGGAAGCGATTTCCTGTTAGTTTTTTGACTATTCATGCCTACACACAGCATCGAAGTCTTTGCAGTGACCTTGATCATGTGTTCTGATGTGGCTCGTGACGTCGTTGGTTTTCTCTCCATCGTCAGTCGTCGCACACTTCCGCTCGTTCGGTGCTCTGTGTAAGTATGAAAAGTCCGCCCCGTTTCCGAGGCGGTAATGGAGGGGTTCGCGAAAGAAAAAGTCCTTTCGTATATAGCGGGCTTTCGTATGACAAAAAACGACCGTTTCAGCTAATCCACTTTGCGAACAGGTAGATTCCCCCTAACATAGCAGCAGCATTAAAAATGCCTCTCAAAAATCTGGGCACGAATGTATGTATGATTATCAAGACAACAAGCAAAATGATTGAAAAAACAGCTAACTGTATGGCCCCTGTCGTTAACCAAGGTTCATTTACCCTTAAATCCAAACCCATTACCTCACTCCCCCTGTACATACGAAAAATTCTCCTTTCCTCATTCCCTTTGACCGTAAAAAATAAACAGCCTATCCAACGAAGAATAGACTGTTTGTAACTCGTTCTGAAATTTTGGTCTGTGCCCGAGTGACGAGTGTCTGCACGCTGCTCTTTGTGATATTCAGCAGGCGAGCTGTGTCCTCGAACGAGAAGCCTTCGCCATGCGTTAACACATAGCACTCGCGCTCCCGTTCTGTGAGGCTGGACAAAGCATCTTCTAGTTGAAACCTCTGCCACTCGGTCAGGTTACACGGGCTCCCCGCGGTGCCCCGGGAGACGAATGCCTGCATACGTACCGGGTCCATCAGCTTTTCTCGCTCGTACGCTGCTCGCCGCTCAATGCCTCTTCTGTTCCCCGGCCGCCGACCTGTCTCCAACCACTCGATGATCCATTCCACTTCCCCGCGCATTTCGCCAATTATCTGCCGCTCGGCCATAGCTCCCTCGTTTCCGGCTTCCGTCGCCTTCCTGAGTGCCTCATATGCGGCGTTCAAGCCTTTCCGTGTCTGTTTATACCCCATCAGCAAATCGTGCATGAGAACCCCTCCCCAGTGCGTTTATTTGCGAGCTTTGTTTCTGTCTTTCAGGAACTGACGTTTGCCTGTGTCTCCCATCAGCTTCTTGATTTGATCGATGGTCATTACCTCTGTTGTCCTGGCCGGTGCTGCCCGCCGCTTATACCGCTCTATGGCTCCGCCCAGATGCTTCGCGAAACTAATCGGCTCATTCCGGCGCTTCCGTTTCTCTTTCATGATTTCGTATATCTTCGCCATGGCTCGTCCTCCTTTGGGCAAAATAAAAAGGGCGCCAGAACACACCCGTATTGGGTGAACATTCTGACGCCCTCTGCTTTTCAGTCAGGCTCTTTATTTTGCTTTGCGGTATCGTTTGCGTTTGGTCTCTTCGGTATCTAGTAGCTTGTCATCCTGGGTGATGATCGTGAACCTGTGGTGAGCTTCGAGTTTACAACTCTCTACGACATTGCCGTCCTCGATTATGACGACCCTGACGCCCTTCTCTAAGGGATATTTTACCACAAACTCTTCTTTTTCAACAGCGCTCATCTTCTGTTCCCCCTCGTGATATAATGTTTTTGCCGAACATATATACACGCTCCCTGCACGGGGGCTATTTTTTTGTTTCCAATCAATGTAAACTGGACACAAGAACTGTTACATTGGCTGGAGGTAACGCAATGTCTGATAGCTTGCTGGAGCAAATAGAACGAAAAAATAAGGTTTTAGCACATGCTCGACAATTGATTGAGAACGTTGAAACCTACTGTGACCGCGATGAAGACTTGTCTACTGATGTGCTCCGAGAAATGATACACGGTATCAAAAATGTAATCGCAATGGAGTTGGACTAGCTCTAACGAAAGGATCGATCAAGCATGTCCGATAAAAAAGATGTTCCTGCTCTTATCAAGAAGAAAACCTGGTCACTCGCAATAAACTGTAAAAAAAGGGGGAACGATCGTGTCCAATCCAATACGCAATATGTTTGATGCTCTATCCGATCTGGTTGCCGAGTTGCACGAAAAGGACGAACAAGGTGTACAACTGACTGAAGCCGAATCCCGTTTGCTCGAAAAGTACGAAAATCTGGAAGACTCGATACAACTTAACAGGAATGAACCGGCTTATGACCTGCTCTGCAAGCTAATATCCGCTGGCAGATAGTCACTCGAAAGAGTGGCTTTTTCTTTTTGTCACCACTCTTTCTCTTTTGTTAAGTCGACTCAATCGAAACCAACGCCTCTGCTGCGCACTCCCTAGCTCCCCAGTCATCGCTTTCCGCTTGGATCGTCCGTAGAGCCTCGACAAGCTTCTCCTGTCGTTTGTTTTCTGTCTCCAGCTTCATGATCCGTCGATTGAGTTCAATTCGGTCGCCATGATGTTGTTTTCTCAACCTCTCCACATCAGCCTTTGCCTCGATTGCCCGTTGAATCCAGTGCGGCAACGCGGTGCGGGCTTCTGCGATGAACTTTGCGTTTGCATGGCACTCTGGCAATTCAATATTGATTCCATCACAATTTACAATCGATTCTTTACCAGCATTTATCGCTACAGGATAATGTGCTGGTGGGTAAAATTCTCGCTCTTCCAAGTCCTCCGAATAAACCTTCCACGGTCCCGGAGTAGCTGCTTCGCACATCATAAGGTCTGCTTCGACATCACGTCCCACTCGCTTCAGTGCTCCGCTGTAAGAAGGACTTACCATCAATTTCAGCTCCGCCTCCATGCTCGCTATTTGTGTTTCGAGGTGCCTGTCGTAGGCAGGCGTGGATTGAAACTCGTAGATGTTGCCGATGACTTTACAACCGCGTTCCAATGAGTCAGACACCAGTTCCTGAAAATGTTTTCCTCTTGCCATAAAGCGTGCATTTTCGGAGTCCCATTCAACGGTGTAGCGATATGACAGCCCGCTTGTTTCGGACGTTTTTCCCAGGATGTCCCCCTCGTAAATCTCACGGTCGTTCTTGTCGCGGAGGCCGGTGAATTGTCCGACCGAATCTCAATGAACAGGAACATGACCTTGACTTGGGGATACGATATAGGCTATTTTTTCTTCATAGTCCAAGGTTGCGCTGCCATAAAACCATTTCACATCTCCATAATCTTCGATAGGCTTGCCTCTAAACTTGATTTCTCGCACGCTATTTCCCTCCCATTTATCAAATCGTGTGTTGTGTTAAATTGCCGCTTGTTCGTCAAGATAACGAACTGGCTTGCCTGTTTTCTTTGCGTATTCAATCTCGTTTCTTGTGCTGCTTCCCACGTATCCGCCGACATTAATGACGTAGATCTCGTCAGCTAAATCAATTTTTCGGAAGTGGATACTGTCCAACAGCTGCTTCTCTTGCTCTGTTAATTGGATGCCCTCACTGTGACCAAACACACCCACGGAAATAACGATATTCCCTTGCATCGTCAGCCTTTTGTTGGCCTCTTCAAACTCTTTTTTAAATTTGGTCGATCCGCATAGGGTAATGACCTTTGGTTTTTCTTCCTGACAAATACACTTACATGGGTATCTGTAGTGAATCGCCTCTCCACAAACGTAACATGCTCCAACTCGTTTATTTTCCATGCCATCAACTCTCCCAAATATCTAAATTACCGATTTGTTAATCAATCTCTTTGCCTTGCCTTGTTGCGCCATTTCAAGCCTAGAAAATCACCACGAGCAGTGTTTATAGCGGCTTGGCAAATTGCTTCTTGCTGACTAAAGCCGTGCCCGCCATACCAGTGCCCCTCATACAGAAACTCACAGTATTTCTGCCCGTTCGCGCATGATTGCATTCTGTAGTGTTCAAACTTCTCCACCAGCGCCCACGCATCGGCTATGTTTTGGAGGGGGTTCCAATTCTGCCGCAAAATTCTGTTTCCGTCTGGCAACAAGAAGCATTCATGTCTTGTCGCACCAATGAAATATCTGTTGTCCAGCTCCCACCCCATGACCCTCGTTGCGAGTGTTTCAACGATCTTCTGCTCGGTCATTCCGGATCTCCCCCGATCTTCTCCAGCACCTCGCACTTGTAACCTGCCCAATGATGATATCGACCTCGTCCATCAACCCATTTCACGTACACCGTTTTTCTCGATAGTGACACATCCTCAACGGTCCCATTATTCAGAGACTGGTACCAGGTGTTTTTTTCTTTGCTCTTCACATGCCTAACTCGGTCACCCTTTTTCAGTCCGTTCAGTGCTTCTGTTGGCATGTTGCTCGTGATCTTCCGCCCGAGTTTATCGTATTGATTTCCCATATCCGTCTTGCCTCCCTAACTATTGAGTTAATCAACTAATTCATCATCAATCTTCGTTCCGCACATCGGACAATAGTTTGGTATTTGGGTGCCTTCGCTTGTGTACCCATAGTCAAACCTATGGCAGTCGCCAACGAATCTCCAGTGGCATTTCATGCACTCGCAGATTGTGAAGGATGCATGCCGATCATCTTCGTCGATTTCTTCATCTTGCACGACAACATCAATTTCACTCAAAAATTTAACCTTTGTTGTTTCCATCAACCATTACCCTCTCTTTCCTCTTTACACAATTTGATAAATCACCATCGTGCCTGGTAGTAATAACTCCGCTCAAACCGCCCTCTTGGTTTGTAAACTTGGCCTTGCCAGAATCCGATACCTTGTATCTGTTTGACCACGTACCCACACCGTCCAAAGAACTTCCATTGTCGGCGCTCCGCCTTTCTCACCGAACAAGAAGTCCGGTCGCCATGTCAACGGCAGTACCCATGCTGGCGGATGCTCAGCGAACAGCTTGGCTCGTTTCGCTGCGTGCCAATATTGCGACTTGAGCAGCATTGCTACTACGTCTGCCCCCAAATCAATCGCGTGCCGGATGAATGCCTCTGACTCCTGAAACGGTGGGTTTGTTATGATGGCCGGAGCAAGTAGCTTGTCCTCAAGCAAGAAGTCTCGGCCTCCAAAGCCAAAACCAGTTTCGCGAATATCGGTCGATATTACTCGATGCCCGTACTCTGCGATCACGTTCGACATATGACCTTCGCCTGCTGCGCACTCCCAGATGTCCTTCTGTTTTGGCAGCCCCAGAAACTGCATCAACGCATGTGTCACTTCTGGCGGCGTAGGGTAGTAGTCCAGTTTCCGACGATCTTTGGCGCTACGGTTTGCAAGAACGTCCGTCATTTTTGCCCTCCTTAACATAATTGAGCGATTGTTCCCAACAGTCTCCCTTCGGTTCCTAAGCGTTCAAGATGCCATTAATTGCTTGCTGGCATTCCTCTTCAGTGTGGAATAACGAACTGTATTTGCACTCAACGGAATTATTTGCTTTGTAAGTTGTTGGTTCGATGTAAAAGGTGCCTTCAAAGCACTTTTCTTTTGCCCAGGTGTGTACTTTTATCTCGCAGATGTTACCTTGCTCAACGCTATACTCGTAATTTGATTTTTGAGCACGTCCTTGGCAATCTGGGCAATTTGCCTGAAAAGGTTCAGCTACGGCAATAGCTCTAACCTCTAACTTGCCTTTTCCAGAGCAGGTTTTGCAGTGCATCGTCTTGTATTTTTTTCCGATAAACCAGACCTTGTCCCCGAGCTTGAACCCCCCCATCAACTCCCGTTTTGTTTGATCTGCACCTTGTTTGAAAAAAGTTGTTTCGGCTTCCTTTAACTTCCGTTCCAACTCTCGAATTGTTCTTTCCTGCTCATATTGTTTTTGGACTGCCATCTTCTCCCGCTCCATAGCAGAATGATAGCCGCTGATCTTTGCTTCCAGACGCTTCTCTACCTCCTGATTAAGAAGCTCGTTCATACTGAAATTGAAGTCAAAATTTTCATCTACCTCAAAGTCATGATCGTACATCTACCGACACATCCTTTTGTTTTTTGTCCCATCCTCCCGTGCTACTATATGGCAAAGGAGTGATCGTATGGAAAAGTCGTTCTACTACTCTATCGAATGGTCCGAACTAAGCTGTTTGAAAGACGATCTGAATGCTATGAAAATACCGTTCTTGATCGAGCAGCCGTCAGATAAGCTTGACTTGGTAGATGGACACGTTGCTCTTGTTTTTCCTGTCATTGGGTTTAAAAAAAGGCTGTATATCATCGATCTGCTCGGCAGTTTTGGCAAGCGTTATCCCGAGTGATGGCGTCGTTTCAACACCTTTTCAGCCGCGATGCTCATGCCGATGATCCGTTCCTTTGGCTGCGGCTTCGGCAATGAGTCCATCCATGCGCGCTCTGCGGGTGTCATGGGCCGCGTTATGCATTCGTTGTTTACGGCCTGTACTGGCGCCCGCATATCTGTGCCGTATCTATTAGGCGCTAATCTGCTCATCTTCCACACTCTCCCTCTTTCTCTACGCAGCACCGTGACCCAGTAACTTGTCCACCAGCAGGAGATAGTCCAGTGCTGCCCGCTTGGTCCGCTCGACCGCGAACGCGTAAACATCGAACTCGTCTTTGGGTATGCTCTTTCTGCCGCCATTCGCTGCATGCAGCAGGTAATGCCTCATGGTTGCAAGTGGCACAAGATATACCTCGTGTGTTGCAGCAAACTCGATCAAGTAGAAGCATACAGCCCCGTTTTGTTCCGCTTTTTCCAGATGCTCAATCTGGTGGTTGCTGATGTTCGCCAGGTCGAAGCGCGTTCGTTCACGAGTGCTCTTGGCTTCAAAGTAGATTGCCTTGCCTCGGTACACCCCATCGTAATCGACCGTCGACTTCTCTTCGAAGTACCCTGCCAGTACGCGACTGCCTTTGGTCTTCGTTGCCTTGATCGGCGTGGGCCGCTTATGAATGAGTGCGATGCCTGCGCGCTCGTACTGGCCGTTCGTAAAATTCAGTACCTCCTCGAATGCTTGTCCGCGATTCGCTTGACTCACTCTGATTCCCATGTCACCCTCCTATGCTGGCCGTTTCTCGTTTTTGAACTTGTTCACGAAGTACACCTGTCCCTTGGCTGTGACCTTCGTCGTCTTGGTAACTCGCACGCTTCCGTCTGGGTTGTTGATGGTACGCGTCTTAATCTCAAACAGTCCGAGTTCCATGGATCGTTGCGTCGGCATGTTGTAATACTCCCCTTTGCGGCCGAGGTATCCTTGCTCTCGCAGGAGGGCAAACAGACGGTTCTGACCAATGTCGATTCTGTTCTGCTTGAGTATTTTCGCCAGTTCACCGATCAGGATGCTTGAGTTAGACGTTTCCAACGCTTCTGCGAAAACAACTTTGGGACGATCCAGTTCGATACGCCTTTCCGCTGCAATCCGCTTGTCGCGCTCCTCCTTCAGCTTTGAGACGACCTCCAGCAGCAGGTCCGGGTTGTCCAGTAACTCATCCTTGGCGTACATGCCGTGTTTGCGGATGGAGGGCAAAACCTCATCAAACACCCAACGTTCATAACGTTCTGCCTTTTCTTTGATCGCTGGGTTCTTGCTTTGATCTGCCGCTTTCACGATCAACCTGTAGATATCGCCTTCTGGAATGACCTTGACTTCCTGTTCTCCGCCTTCCGTAAGGACACGGTAACTTACCGCCCCCTTGCAATGTGCGGTGACAGCTTCGTATGGCCGCGCATATCCAAGAGACTTTGCAACGTCATTTCCGACCGCATATGTTTTTTCGTTGATGTCGATGGTGCGAATTTGACCAAATTCAGTGTTTGTAAAGGTTTGAAGTCGTTTCAAGTTCATCCCCCCTACCTGCTTGCTGTCCTTGACTTTCTCATGCGTTCGAGCCTTGACATCAACTCGGGATCGTCTTGCAGTAGCCTTCCTTTGCTCGGTTGGATAGCCCCGTCCTTCTCCTGCTGCATTTGCCACTGAACACTCTCTGGCAGCTTGTCCACCAGTTGAACGACTTTGCCTGCTGGCCTCTGTTCGCGCTTTTGCTTGTATACTTGATCGGCGAGGTCGGCTTGTTCCGCCGTTCTGATTCCGCACGAGAACAACTTTTCGATTGTGCCCTTGGCGTACCCCCACGGCTTTCCCTTTTCGGCTGCTTCCCGCATTGCCCAGGCCAGCATGTCCATTTGTACTCCATCTTCGAGATAGCTATGTAGTAAGTTCATGATGATATGGTTTGGCTCGTAGACGAAGTAGTGCTTGTACTGATCAATCACACTTTTGTAAACATGGAGGTCTTTTCCTCCGACCACCACGACGACAGGCTCTTGCTTTTTATTTGTGGAGGGTAAGGGTGGTAGTGGTTCTTTTTCTTCTGTCTCTGTATATGAATCTGTTTCTGTATCTGAGTCTGTATCTGTATCTATAGCGTGACCTGGCGTGACCTGGCGTGACATCGGCATGACATTCGCGCGACTGCCGGGGATATGTTCTGGAAACTCAGTCACATCAACGTTTTTAGATGCTGGTTGCTTTTTGTTTTCTGCCTCTTTAGCTCGCTGCTTACGCTTTCTTTCGCGCGTTTTGTCAGGAGTGTCGGACGGTTTTTCGTACTGACGAGAGTTAAAGTTGAGAAGTGTCACGCCCCCATCCGCGTGACGCTCCATCATTTTTAGCGTGACACACATATCAATAAACCCTATCGCCTGGTCAAACTCGCTCGCGCGCAGGCCAGCTGCTTGCGCCAAGTCCTCATCTGTGTACTCGACACCCTCAGCGATGAACAGCTTGCCTCGTTCGGTTGCTTGAGCTGCTTCGCACATCGCCGTAATCCAGAGCCACTTCTGAACAGTTGTGAAACGGCGAATCTTGGGGTCTTTTAGTATCTCTGGATACAACCTGAACCACGGCATCATCTCGTTCTTCCCCCTCTACCTTCTTCTATGAGGCTCCCGCCCGATAGAGAGGAAGGAGCACATTGTCTCGGTATTCCTCGAACATCCTGCGGATTTCTCGGTTGTTGTGTATTTTGTAATGGCAGGTACCGTATTGAGTAGCTGGGCCACCGACCATAACCAGATTTTCAGGTTGGCCTGTGCCCATTTTGCTGCGATAGGTAATGTGATGGCACTCCAAGCCCCAGGCGTATTTTTCGCATTCGCAGATGCCCAGCTTTTTTCCTACGCATTCCATATCTCGTTCTTTAACCTCAGCGAGGATTTCCGGAGTGATCTTACCTCGATCCTTTTGTTTCTTGATCCGCCTCTTATGGTCGGGCTTCGGCACCTTGCGTACCTCGTTGAACATGTTCACATCACTCCTTGGAGCCCCATTTCGGCAACAAACTGACTGGGACCAGGTTCGTATGTCTTCTTGCCATACAAAGCAACTTCTCGGGGTCTCGTGAGAATCAGACGCCGTTTAGCGCGGGTAACGGCAACATAAGCAAGGCGTCGTTCCTCTTCCATGTCCTCTGTCCGTTTAGAGGGAAATGTGCCCTGATTCATGCCGACAAGGATCACTGTATCGAACTCAAGTCCTTTCGAGCCGTGAACCGTAAGCAATTGCACTGCATCCTCGTCTTTCCGATAAAAGTCTTGGATGTCCCGGATGCGCAACCACTTCAAGAATGCCTCGATGTTATTTCTCTCACCGGAAGTCTCCTGCTGATGGCACCAGCGCTTGGTGTAGCGCAATGCAGCCATCATGTCTTCAACACGGTTATGGAGGCCTTTTTCTGCATAAAAACCTTTCATCCCTAAGGCGTACGATGCTTCTTTTATCGCTTCGTATGCATCGATCGTAAAAAAGCTGTCTGCAGTTTGGAGCGCTTCTATGATGCGTACAAACTCCTGAATCTTCGCTCCACCGACTCTTTTTAACACTTCCTGAGCGCGATCACTTGACCATTCAGGCTGCGCGAGCAACGATGCCTTTTCCAAGTCTGTCAGTCGTGTATGCGGAAAGTTGATGCATAACCAGAGTGCTTTTTCGTCCTTCGGATTGACCACGAAATTCAGAAAGCTCATCAGCTTTTTGATGTCTACCCGTTTGATGGGATCGACGTCCCGGCTGACCACCGTAGCTGCTATCTGACTCTCGTGCAGTTGGTCCTTGAGGTAAGTCAGCTGACCATTTGTTCGGGCCAATACTGCGATGTTTGCCAATCTGCTTCCGACTTGTTTGTGTGCCATCACGATATCGCGCAGAAACGCTCCTTCGTGCTCCGGCGTGGTTAAGTCGACGACTTCAATCTCAGGTCCTTCCACATCGTTGATGAGCTTCTTATCTGTTCGGCTATGGTTGTGCTGTATCAAGAGATTGGCAGCAGTGACGATAGGTTCCGTAGAGCGATAGTTCCGTTCCAACTTAACGACTTCGCATCCCTGATATGCAGAAGGGAAATTCAGGATGTTCTGCACATTCGCACCACGAAAGCCGTAGATCGCTTGGTAGTCATCACCGACAACAAATAGATTCTCAGGGGCCAGGTGTCTAATAATATCCATCTGAACGTCATCGGTATCTTGAAACTCATCGACATACACGTATTTGTATTGGTTCCTATAGTAAGCTGAGATATCTGGTTGCTTCATGAGCTCCAGCGTCTTAAGTAGCAGTTCGTCCAAGCCAACAGCGTTGCTTTGCCGCATCCGGTAAAGATATTCCTCCGCAGCCTGTTCAGAGTCATACACAATACCTTGACTCTCTTGCCCGCGTTGTCGCCTGTTAATGCAATCCAATACCTGCCGCACCTTCGCATCGTACCGGAACTCGTCCAAGATAGCCGTGATAATGGCAGTCTGATCGTCCTGATCGTAGATTGAGAAGTTTGGTTCAAGGCCCACCCTATGTCCCCATTCCCGCAGGACACTGACGCAGAAGGAGTGAAAAGTATTGCAGAAGAGTTTCTTCGCCGACTCTTCTCCGATCAAGCGAGCGATGCGTTCTTTCATTTCTAGCCCCGCCAGACGAGTGAAGGTAAGGGCCAGCATATTGCTGGTACCCACCCTCTTTTCGTCATGAAGATAAGCGATTCGTGTCGTCAGCGTTTTGGTTTTGCCCGTCCCAGCTCCCGCCAAGCAAAGAATCACTTTGCTGTCGGATGTAGCTGCTTGACGCTGCTCCGTGTTGAGTCCATCAAGCAACATCATCTGCTGCTTCCCCCTTACTTCCGACGGGATGCACTGTCCACCCCACCGGGATGATGTCGTGCGGATCAATAACGCCTGATATCAGAATGTTGTCCAGCTTGTCTGATAGCTTGTCCAGACCATGTAACACGTTTTTGAGATTGTCTTTATCGAGATTCTCGAAGTTGTCCAGCGCCAGCACCTTTACGGGCGGATTTGCTCGATCCAAGACGGTGACGAGGAACGCGATAAGGAATATCATCTGCTGACCAGTAGATAGAGCATCGAAGTTCCGACGCTGCCCATGCTCTTCCCAGCCAAACTGAAAGATTTCTTGTCCTGTATCAGACTCGGTTTGAAAGAATACCAGCTTGTCCTGGCCCAACTCTCGAAGATTCGCTTGAATGTCCTCTCGCATTGGATCAAGCATCGTCTTCACGATCTCTCCTTGGATGCCTTTGGCACCGAGTGCTTGGTCCAGCATTTTTAGCGCTTCGGACTTGTATTCAGCCTCCTTGTTCGCCAGCATGGAGGTTCGCAAGGAGACCATTTGGTTACGTACCTTCTCCTGCTCTTCCACCTTGGCCTGTAGTTGGCTGATTTGCTCGCGTAACCCGCTGCGGCGAGTCTCCAGTAGGTCGAGTGGTGCGATTGGTTCTACCGGTTCACTTTGCAGCTTCTCGCGCTCGTCCTGAGCTCGTTTGAGATCGTCCAGTCTTTTCTGTTCGGCATTCAGGATGGCTGATTTCTGAGCCTGTAGGTTTCGAATTGATTTGGCCGCTTGGGCACTCTCTTGCTGCCGTCGAGTGGTTTTCTGCATGATATCCGACATGCGCTGTTCAATCTCCATGATCTGATTTTGCATTTCGTTTGTTTGAGTTGATGCAACGTACAGGCTTTCTCTATGAGATACCAGTTGTTCGTCTTTCTCGGCCAACTGACCGACAGCGTGGTTAAGGTATGAAGTAAAGTCTTTGTTGCAAGCGATTTGCTTTTGGATGACGCAAACGCCGTTCGTCTGCCGGATCGTATCCATGGTTTGTTGTATAGCGGCACGTTCCGTTGTTAGTTTGGTAACTTCTCTATTCAGGCCCGGGATAACGTTCTGCTGTACATGGGCAAGCCGTTTCTGTAAGTCGGATTTCTGTGTCGCCAGCGCGGCGTACTCGTCGGATTCCTCCACTTGCACCATCTGCGCTTCAAGACTTTCGATTTGATGGTCGATCCAGTCGGTGGGATCGGCCGTTTGACTCGTCAGGCGACCGATTAAGTCGGACAACTCTTGCAAACGCGCAAGACGCCGATCAATCGCCTTTTTCTTTTCGATGTCCCGTGCCAACTGCGCCTCAGTCTGGACAAGTTGCTCGTGGATTTCTGCGAGCTCCGTCTTGTTCACTTCGATGTTCCGGTCGGTCTCCGCCATCTTATTTTTTTGCTCAGCCAACTGCTTAATGGCGCCCTCGGCATTCTTGGCCTTCTCTTTCCATGCGGACCACTCTCGAGAGACATAACCGCGCATTGCGAGCAGCCCTTCGTCGATCGACATTCCGTCCTGATACTCAGCCAGGCAAGCCTGCATAATCTCCTGCAGCGCTTGGTAGAGATCGGGTGCCTTGATTTCGATATCCATGGACAGCAGGCGCTCCGTCAAATATTTCGAAATTCTTGCCTTGTCCCATCCACCATGAATGCCTGCGCTCAGTCCATAGATAAAATCCCGGCGCTTCGCATCGGATAAGGAAAGAAACTCGTTGAAATCCAGCATAACCGGGAAGTTACCCACCTCGGCCGCCACTCTTGTTTTCCGCTCCGTCTCCGTTCTCTCGCCGCGCGCTGGTGACACTGAAATGGTTTCGGATATCGTTGGAGTAGGAACTCCTTTCGTCATTTTCACCGTACGCTCAAATGTGCGAGTAAACTTGAAGCCTTCTACCTCCAGGCCAACACCCATCACGCTGTCGTCGCTCGCATACTTGTAATTGTCTGCTGGACGTTTACCGTTACCTGGCACATACCCGAGCAACGCCATCTGCACGGCTTGTAATCGCGTTGTTTTGCCTGACCCGTTCGGTCCGATAAAGATATCCTTACCCGTCAGAACCTGCTTGGCTGTTGTACCTTTCAGATTCAGCATCGTGAAAGCTTGAATTTTGCTCATTACCATTCCACCTCGTCTTTGGTAAATTCGTCATGGTCATCTTCGGTTGCGATATCTTCTGCAGTAGCCGTGGCTGTTGTCTCAATTACCTCAACCGCTCTGCCGTTTACCGTGACTTCTTCCCCGCGTTCTGCCTGGGCAGCCATATCCATAAGCTGTTTTCGTGTGAAGTCGTTAACGAACCCAATCACGGGAACGGAGGCTTTGCGCTTGTTTTCGGGACCTTCTACTTCCAAAAAGCTGAATGCGAGAGCTGGATGCTTAGAAAGAACCAGGCGTTCGCAGATGCTTTGAGCGTTTCTTTCGGCAAACAACTTTTTTTGAATGAAAGTTTCAATAGCTGTGAACGTGTCTTTTTGGTTGTAGTCGACCCAGATTCCGAATTGCCCTTCTATCTTGTAGAAGCCGCCTTTTTTCTTTTCTTCTTCCGTTACCCCAGCCTCTAAGCAAACCCGGCCCATCTCCGCGTTTTTCTTCACTTTCTTTATCAAGTCTTGTATGAAGTACATGTTCACGTCGTACAGAAGAGTGGCAGAGGTAATGACAAGGTTTCCTGTTGGCGAATAGCCAATTGCCAGTTTCTTAACCCACACCTTCGATATCGTGCCGCTCTCCGCGTCAATGATCGGATACGGATTGACTACGATGCCGCCGTCAGGAAGAGTCAGCTTTTCCGGCGTGATGATGGAGATTCCCGCGAGTTGATTGGCTTTGTAGTACCCTTTGGCCGTGACCATCGCCTTTCCTGAGACGACAGCAAGCTCTCCTTTGCTCTCTGCAAAGTCAACCCGGCCTTTTACGCATTTCAACAGGCCATCCTCTGTTCGTTTGACAAACACTTGTCCGTCACCCAGCACAGCGACATTTTGTTCGCGGTATTGTCGGCCCCAGTTTTCCAAGTGAATGATGCGGTCTTTTAGCTGGTCAACCGTAGTCAGATCAGTCGACATTTTCATTCCCCCTCTTGATTTGTGAGGGCTACTCCGCTACGATAGGAGTAACTGTTTTTTCGTGCGTTTCACCCGAGGCTCAGCGCTGCAACGCTGGGTCTTTTACTTTTGTTCAGTTGCGAAGTCAAAAACCTCAACCTCTCGCCCATCATCTGGCGCAATGACAATACGCCCCTTGCCAAACGTCCCGAACAGTCCGTATGCGGCCCAATTGCAACCATCGCCCTCGACATGCCGACCAATGCACTCTTGATAAACCGCATTGGCTGCGTCATTCAAACCCATTACGGATTTTTCAACGAAATCCAATGCCGTTTGCACATTTCCGCATTTCGGGCATTGGAAAGCCCACTCCCTTGCCGACTCACCGAATCTTTCGATGGCCTCATTGCGCCATTCTTCGAGTGTTTGCTTAATCACCAAACTCACCTCCCCTCGTATATTCACGAGACCGCCAGCAGCCCAACCTCTCTGCCAGCCGTTGCGCCTCCCCACGGACGCTCCGCGCTTTGACCTCGCTTATGTATGACCTATCTCTTCAGGCAGGGATGGTCATTCCCCTGCGACTGAGGCAAGCGCCCCAGTTTCGACTATTTGAGCAATCGCCTTGCTTGAATCCTTACTTCCTCACGGAAGTCCTCTGTTGCCATCGTAGCTCGTTGATCAATCAGAAACTCCAATTCTTCAACTACGTCTCGGACCAACCAGTCCATTCCGTCCGCATCATCATCGAAAGCGAGCGTCTGCAATTGCATTTGCCGAATCGACTCCGTTTGCTCCACATATGCTGGAAAGTCAGGCAATGATGCGCTCATGTTTCAGCTCCTCCTGCAGCGCGGCGATTTCTTTGTTTCTCCACTCGATCTCGCAGATCAAGTCACGTTTATGGACGTCCAGCTCTTCGCGCAGGCGTTTCAGTCTCACGTATTCAACATCAACCGCGCGCCACTCGTCATCTGCCTGACGATATGCCTGCTCGGCGTTTTCCAGTTCACGTTGAAGTTCAGTAATCTGTGAAGCCACGGTTTTTTTGATGGTCACAGGCTTGTCCTCCTTGAAGTCGCGTGATATGCTACAAGTGCTGAATCATTATGGGTTAGGCCGTCCGTTCGCCGCGGGCGGCATTTTCTTTGTAACGAGCTTGAATCATTTCGAACATCACTTGCTCACGCGCTTGCTTTATCTCCGCAACCTTATCCGCGATGGCTCGATCAAATATCGGATTCATCACCATTCCCTCACGTTCTGTTCGATCAGCCCGCTCTCTAAGCGAGCACACTATCCAACCAAGCTCTTCTTCATCGACTGGCTGCTCGCGTTTAATTTTCCCTGCCAATATCCAGCGCTTGTCCTTCAAGAGATCGATGGGTGTCAGGGCGTCGCGTCTTGCTGCTTCGATCAATGCCGTATGTACTGTGTCACGATCTGCCGCTGACAAAAGAGATAACGTTTCAGGCCCTGGATATGCGGTCATAGCAGCAGTCCTCCAGACATCAGAACCTCTTGTCTTTCTCGCCTTATCAACTCGCGAGGGTCAGTTACAACGATTTCGTTCGCCCTTGCCTCAACGAGCCAGTTCTTCTGATGAATCGCCGGATCAATTCCGTATCGTTCATCCATCAGAATATGTACATCGTCTCCGGCTTGAAAAAGGTCCTCGATCTGCTTTCCGAGGTGACTCAGAGTTCGTTCATACTCGTCAGAGAGAGCCTGCCAAGGGCGCCGCCTGCGTTCCATCTCAATCGTTTCGGTCGCCGCACTGATCACATCCTCGCACTGCTTAATCAGGTTGTACAAAGCGCCTGTAAAGTCAGCCATAAGTCGAGGATCAGTCGGCGGCGGAGCATCTCCATACATGTGCTTCAACATGCGTATAGCTCGGTGGTTATCGCAGATTCGAACGAAGTCCTCCGCATCCTCCCTGGCGGGCGTTGTACGGCCGTTAATCACGTCTGACACCCATCTGGTCGACCGACCAATTTGCTTGCCCAGCGATTCGTACGTCATTTGTTCGCCTGTCTTTTGATTACGGAATGCGTATTCGCAGATATCGTTGATCCGCGATCGCGGGTAGATCGATATGATGGTGCTGTTGTTCCCCATTTGTTCCCCTCTTCTCTATATAGTGGACGATGTACACTATAAGTAGCTCATCTTCCAGACTCTCCCTCGTTTTTACGACGGGGAGTTTTCTTTTACGCGAACAAGAAGTTGGTTAAAAATCGCGTTATCCTGCATCAACACGCTTCGCATAAGCTGATCTGTCTGCTCCTTTAGCTCGGGCGCAATCTTAGTCACTTCATAGCAGTAGTTGACCAAGGCTTGCGTCAGTTCATCAGCAGCTTTTACATAGCCCGGATGACGATTGATCGACATCATGTATCACCTCGCTTTCGTCACACAACTGCATACAGCGTCGAGTCTTGGCAGTGACCCCACCTGACCTTGCTCACCCTTACCTGGTGAATCGGTGGAATGTATTACGGCGCGGCTCATATCATCGCACGCTCCCGCTCTTCGGCGCTCTATGCAGTTGTGTGTGGCTTGTCCATGGAAGCACCGGTAATCCGGCGCTCTCAATCCATCAAGCGGTATTTTGTGATTTGGTTGCTGCCGCTTGTTGTGCTGCAAGCTTTCTTTCGGCAGCCGCAAGCAATACCGTATAAGCCATTTCCAAGCGCTCTTTGCTCGGATAGTTTGGATCGTTGACAGGATAGTTTGGAGGCAACGTGACAATCACTTTACGCATTTTCGATCCCCTCCCTTTGGTGAATCTTTATGTGTGCGTGCTTGTTCAAAATGACTGAACATTACTAGGGCCATTCCAGCATCTGAAAATCTTTGGATGTGACTCCCAAGGCACTGATGATCCACAGTGCTGTTTTGCCTCGTGGTGAATATGGCTTGCTGGCCTCGAATCGTTGTACGACGGAAACGGAGACGCCTGCTCTGTCAGCCAGCTGCTTTTGGGTTAATCCCAAGTGCTTTCGTCGGTTGCGGACGAATTTGGAAACCATCAATGTTAATCCGTCCCTTCAACAGGATTTTTCATCACTTTGCAGAATCTGTTTGTCGGAAGAACGTGTACTTTGGCGAGTGGCGTTCTTCTGACGACAGAGACAGAAGGTGTGAAATCTGTGGATCATCGAATCAACATGCATCAAATGCTCATGACACAAAAATCCGTTATATCTTCACCCATTAATTCAAAACAGCACTTCAATGGATTCAAACAGATGCTGTCTTACCCCTATTGGAATTACGTCACCGAAATAATTAACTCCACCAGAAGTTATGAAGAAGGTTACGGTTTTGCTGAACGAATGAGCGAGCTGTTGAATATTTATGCCAGTCGATTAGATGCAGAAGAGTACAAGGATTTCGATAAAAATTTACTTACTCTAAAGCTTTCGATGTTAGACAAGCTCGATAGATGGTTTGCTTATTTACATTTTTTCGAAACGATATTTTATGAAAAACCATATGAGCTTACTTATTCCATCCCAACGACTGGCCCCGAGTTGGAACGGTTCGGTAGGTACTTATTAAGAATTGATGAGTACCACCAGTACATTCACTTTCTTTATCCACTCAACTATCGCTACGAGGTTATTCAAAGAAAAATTCAGCGACTTCAACAACGGAAAAGTGTGTCTCACTTAATGCATCATCAGCAACATCTTTTGACCGATGAAGAAATTGAATGGAGATATCAAAGAATAATGACATGTATCCAACAAGGCTTGCCGCTTTGGTGGTCAAGCTTTATGAAGAGGGAGCGCAATTGAATCTCCTTCAAGCAGGTTTTTGTCCTTTTTCGTCACAATCATTCTCAAAAAAAAGCGTCCAACCACATTCGAATGCTCGCGCAATCTTTTTAGCTGTTTTCACACTCACCGGATGACCATTTTCAGCTTTGGTATAAGTCGAGCGTTCTATCCCAGCCAGTTGAGCTGCTTTTTCTTGTGTTAGTCCCCTACTTGTTCTTAGGTCAATCAACCAGGTACGCGGTTCCATATTCACCATCCTTCCTGCAAGTTTTGTTCTTTATAATCACATTATATTGTTCTTTTACGTCACAGTCAAGAGGTTTTGTTCTTAATCAGGACATTTATTTCATTGTGATTTTATATCACATATAATTGTTTTGATTAGCTTGGAGGTGATAATCATGGCCCTCGGACAACGTTTAAAAGCGTGCCGGAAAGCAAAAGGATTAACACAACACGAACTCGCAAACATATTAGGGCTTAATCGCTCAACATACGCAAAGTACGAGACTGGGGATAACGAGCCTGATAACGACACCCTCCAAAAGCTGGCCGACTTCTTTGATGTGCAAGTTGACTATCTATTTGGCAGAACCGATGACCCCACTCCCCCGTATCAACTCCCAAATTCAGAAAAGCCTTTAATGGTTTCAGAAAAAAAATACGACTATAGAGATGACCCACGAGTACATGGTGAATTAAAAGAATTGCTCGATATAATAGTTCGTTTGCCAGAAGAACAGCAAAAACGCATCATCGAGCAAACCCTTGTATTCGCCGCTGGACTACAAGCAAAGAACCGATCCTCTGAAAAAGAGTGATCAGTTCTTTTTTATTACTTGCCAAAGTATTTGATCAGCCTCTGGGTTCCCCTTACATGTCAGTAACAATTGAAGAGCTGTTACAAACTCATCTGTTATATTTTTTGTAGACAATTTTTCATTTCGATGTTCATCGGAGTTCGCGTGTTCTTGGGCTGATAGGTTAAGGTTCATAATGACCCCCTCGAAATCTTGTCTTTTTTGTTTTAATTTACCATTTATTGAAGATTGAAATTTGTCGAATTACGCGAATCCTCGCCGAATAATGTCTTGGGTCAAAATTTCTTTACTTTACGTATCATCACTGATATAATACTTTATTTTTAAATTGAATTTTTGCAAAAAATAAGGAAGCGCTCTGTTTACTTTGAGCGCTTCCTAGGTATATTCAGATGTTCGATGAGGTGAAGTCTTTTTTTTGAAACTGACGTAGTTGACCCATCGTCAAAAACCGCTACAGCAGCGAATGAACTTTCTTCAATACAGACGATATTATTGACGTTTATCACGTTAACCGAGTCCAATGCGTAAAAACCAAGATTCCTCCAATACCATGCGATATCCTCAAGCGTAACGAGGCCAAGGAACGCCCCGCGCCTAGTATGAAACTGAAGGATACCGTTTCGCGCTGTAGTTTTCGGTTTAAAGAGGTCCACATAGTAGACCTCATCAACACCAAACTCTTCAACTTCTTTTGTATGCATACTTATACCAGCAAACCGCATCATGATGATACACTCACTTTTGTTTTAGTTCTTCAGGCAGCTCTGGGCTGCCAATAACCGCTTTCAATGCTGCAAACGTAAAGATGAATCCGACAACCGTAAAAAATGAGGAAGCGAAAACGGCTAATTTCTGCATCTTTTTCACTTAGTAATCTCACCTCCTTTTGGAATCAGTAACAGGGCTTGTACCATAAAGGTCATGGCGATGATCGGTGAATTTATTCCAAGGTTTGAGCAAACGATGACAAGCGAAATGACTTTTAGCCACGGATAAGCTCTGGGCTTTATCGTGGATTGTACGTTCCTAGGAGAAAAAAGCAATACAAGTCCGGCTGCAACCGCTGTAACCACCGAAGACTCTACCTGGACGTACTCACTTAATAGCGGAATACCTACAATGATGCAAGTCGTTATGAGGACGCATGCATCTAATGATTTAACGTGATATCCACCAGAAAACATCCTCAACAAGACGAAGGAGGATAATGCAGTGATTGTCTCTGGTGCGATATTACATCCAACTCCTACAAGCACTGACAACACTACAACCGCAAAAAAATTCAAGGTAACCTTTATGTAATATTCCAGCACATTTTTGCTCTGCGTTTTCCCGGGAGCAGCATCTACGATGGCAGTTGCTAGATATCTAGAAATCCGTTCAAGCATACTGTTCTCGCTTTCTAAGCAACCAAAGCAGAAACATTATCGGCACAAAAATCACCAACAATAAGTACACTGTTTTTTCTTGAGCTACTGCCATGAGGTATACAACAGATAAAAGTGAAATCACCCCGAAGCTAACTCCAGCCACCATTATCTGTTCAAGCTTATTTGGCTTTTGGCTTATAGTAAAGCTGTGCGGCGGCTGGGGTACGAAGCTAAATCCAAGATGCAACCGCTTTACCAGCAAAGAAACTCCGAGAACAAGAAGATCGCTCAATACCTGTGTGATTGATATTCCCCACCCTGTAAGTTCTGTCAGGTCAGCAAGTGAGGTTACACCTAGCTCATAAAGCAAAGGAAAAATCAAAAACTGTCCTCCAGTGTACCCTAGGTATCCAACCGCACTAACCAGTGTTGCCTCGTACGATCGGAATTGCAGCATAAATCTCATGAACAACGTAATAAGTACAAATTGAATCCCGGGATCAATAATCGGCATCTCCAGAACCATCCTATTTACAAAAGATGCTGATGATGCAACGCCTGCAATCAAGCAGAACTCGCGCAAATAATCAGATGCTGGAAAGCGAAACATACAAAAGGTGAATATCATGATGGTGAAAATGTCAAAAAAGCCAAGCAATAAATAAAAAAACACATCCACAAGCATTTCTCCTTTAATATCTCTCAATCATTACCATATCACCTGAAGTGAGAATATTAAAGATATTAAGATGGGCATTTTTGACTCTTTTCGTATGCTATTATTTAGAAAAAGAAATTTTGGAAAAGGTGACATGACCATATGCGGGTTGGTATTTACATTCGGGTGAGTACCGAAGAACAAGCGAAGGAAGGGTACTCCATCCCTGCCCAGCGCGAACGATTGACTGCTTACGTCACATCCCAGGGATGGGAGATCGCGGATTATTACGTAGACGAGGGAATCAGCGCAAAGGATATGAATCGTCCAGAGCTTCAACGCCTGCTCAGGGACGTTAGAGGGGGGCATATAGACGTTGTTTTGGTTTACAAGCTAGATCGCCTTACCCGCTCCGTCTTGGACCTCTATAAGCTCCTGCAGGAATTTGACGAGTACCAGGTGAAATTTAAATCTGCCACCGAAGTATATGACACCACAACCGCCATTGGCAGGCTCTTCATCACCCTCGTGGCAGCTCTCGCCCAATGGGAGCGAGAAAACCTTGGGGAGCGCACAAAGTTCGGGAAGGAAGAGAAGGCCCGCCAAGGAAAGCGCCCAGGCGGAAAAGCTCCTTTTGGCTATGATAAGATCGGTGAAGAGCTGATCGTGAACGAAGATGAAGCCTACCTCGTCCGCAAGATATTTCAGCTGTACATGAAGTATGCAAACCTGAACACCGTAACGGAAGAATTGTACAACATCGGCGCCCGGACTAAATATGGGGCTATTTTTTCCGTAAATACCGTCCAGAAAATTCTGCGCAACCCCCTTTATATTGGGACCCTTCGTTACAATTACACGACCCAGAAAGGCACAACGACGACGATCAAACCAAAAGAAAACTGGGTACTTGTTGAAAATGTCTTGCCCCCTATTATCGACAGGCAGGATTTTGTTTACGTGCAGAAGGTTATGGATGGGCAAGCAATGAAGACGCCGCGCGGGATCGTATCCGATTATATCTTTTCGGGTCTGGTCATATGCCCTAACTGCGGCAATGTTCTAAACGGCACGAAGTATCATAGCCAAAACAAGAAAACGCTTGGTCAGCCGATCCATTACTATCGTTGCTCATTCACCAAACCAGGCGCTTGCCATAAATTCCAGATCCGCGAGGACAAACTTGAGCAGTTCTTTCTTGAGCAGTTAAAGCTACGCGCCGAAAACATCAAGATCGGGTTAAGCAAAGAAGGGAAAAAGCCTGCCCTTTCCAACGAAGAATCCTTGCGGAAAGAGTTAGAGAGTATCCGACAGAAACGAAAAAGACTTCAACAGCTATTCCTGTCCGACCTTATCGAAATGGATGAACTCCGTGAACAAATTAACCTCTTCAACGCCAGACAAGTTGAATTAGAGCAGCAACTAGCAGCTGAACAGGCAGCCAAAGAAAACAGCTTTTCCGATGACCAATTGATACTACTCCTTCAACACACCCGCGATTCATGGGAGGAAACCCTCCCCTCCGAGAAGAAGCAGATCGTCAGCATTTTGGTTAAGTCCATTTGTGCAGAACGAGACCCCGAAAAACCGCGCGGTTATAAGCTTCGCAGCATTGTTTTCCACTCCTAA